ATTTTTTTGTGCTTCTCATAATGACTCCTTTCTTGTGATATGATTTATTTAGAATTATATCACGTTCTATTATAGAAGTCACTAAAAAACATATACATTGTCTCCGGTTCGATTGTAATGTTCTCTCCCATAATCCCTTGCGGCTTTTCCTATGTCGTTTGTAGTAATTCCGAAATTTTTCTGTAAAATAGCTTGTAATAACTGATTTTGCTGTCGCAATAAGGAAACCTCTTGCGCAGATGTTGAATTGATAGCATCTTTGATTCCGGTAATTTCTTGGCTTCCTGCGACCGCTGGCTTACCTCCGACTGTTCCCATAATTTCCGGAAGTCCATTTTCTCCAACTGTTGCTATGCTATATTTATCCATAAAACCGCCCGTTGCATAAGCCTTTACTTTAGGTAGGCTCACTTTCGGCACAAGATCGACTCCGCTCCACTTTACCTTTGCTACTTTAGCCGCCGCAGAAACAACACTGTTGAACCCTCTCAAAACGGTATTCACTCCACCGATCAATGAATTTATTGCTGTTTCAATTCTTGAAATTACGGTGTTCATTGCCCCGGCAACGCCACTTTTCACGCTATTCCATAATTTGCTGAATATTTCAGCTACACTTTCTTTCATCTTCGAGAAAGCATTTTTTATCGGGGTGGTTACATGTTCTTTAAACCAACTAGAAACACTGTTCCACGCCCCGGTTACCGCTGTTTTTGCCGCGCTAAATGCTTTCTGAATAGATTCTTTTGCTGAACTAAAAGCATTCTTAATAGGTGTTGTAACATGCTCCTTAAACCAACCGGAAACCACCACCCATACCGATTTCACAGTTGTCCATAGAACCTTAAATGCGGTTGATACTGCCGATTTCAATAATTCAAAGTTCTTCTTTATTGGCTCAATGACTTTTGTTTTAAACCAATCAGAAACAACAATCCATACCGCCTTGACAATGATCCACAATCCTTGAAAGATTTGACCAACTCTTTTCGAAAATCCTTGGAAAAATGAAACAATAGGATTTATAACATTAGTATTGAACCATCCAGAAACTGTTTTCCATACACCGGATATATCTTTCCATAAAGAAGAGAAAAAACCGGAAACGGATTTCCATAATCCCTCAAAAAATCCGCTTATTGGCTTAATCACATTAGTATTAAACCAATCTCCGGCTTTTGAGAAAATTCCTTTTATTTCTTTCCAATGATCCTTGACTACTACAGTTGCCGTTGCAACAGCGGCTACTATTCCTGCGGTAATCGCTGCCGGTGCTGCCGCTACCCCTAAAATAACCGCTCCGACTGCCGTAATCGTAACTCCGACAAGCATAAGTGCTTCATTAAGCCAACTGAATCCGTTCTTTAACATCGTCACAAAGTTTGATATTGCAGTAAATGCGCCAATCGCAACGGAGCCTATTCCGGTTATTGCTTTTGCAACAGGGCTTATAAATGCAAGCGCACCTTCTGCCGCTTTACTTCCAAACAAAGCCTTAAATCCTGCCGAAATGGTTGTTCCAACCGTCGCAAATGCCGTCGTTATTTTTCCGGATAATGCAGTAGACAAAGCTGCGCCAATTCCTTGGTTTGCCGCAATTCCAACACCTAATTTAGATGCAATAGAAGACGCTATTGCTTTTGAAATGGAAGTTCCGATTATATCAAGTGCGGTTTTTGCAAGATGCAATCCAAGAATTTTTTTGATTGTCAGCGCACCGACAATAATTGCAACCGTCTTTACATCTAAGTTACTTAAAAACTCCTTTGCTCCGTTCCAAACATCCTTCCAAGAAATTTTACTTAATGCCGTAGTGACCGCATCAAATGCCCCTTGCGCCCACGAATTAAGTGTTTGAGCCAATAATGCAAAGTCAAAGTTTTGGAAAAACTTGTTGATTCCGTCTGCGATTGAATTTCCAAATTGTTTCCAATTAAACGTTGCGCCAAACGAATCCAAACCATGAAGCACCGTGTTTAATGAATTTGCAATCAGTTTTCCGGTTTCTCCGAAAAGCGTTGTGCCTTTCTGACCCTCAAATAGTCCATTAAGGAATTTGGCTAGTCCCCTTCCAAAACCTTCGGCTTTTGCATACACTTTTTTCCATTTAATTTTTTTCATTGCGTTAATTAGCGCACCGGAGATTGCCTTTCCAAGTCCTTCAAGGTCTTTGATGTTGCTTTTGAATTTCTTAAAGATGGTGTCTGTCTGAACCAATCCACCATCAGCACCGGCGCCACCACCAGAGCCACCAGAACCAGAACCGCCACCACTTCCACCGCTTCCAGAACCGGAAGTGTTATCTTTACTCTGCTTTGAAATAACCTTTAATTCATCAAATGCACGCGTTGCCTGTTGGATTTCCTTTTTTGCTTTCTTGGCATTCTTTGCGATACCGCCCGTGTTTTTTCCTGCGTTTCCTGCGGCATCACTTAAATCATCCATGCCATCAGACGCACTTCCAATATCATCAGCAAGACCGCTGATTCCTGCTCCTTTGCTTGCTTCATACTTCCATCCGAAAATAGAACCTAAAGCATTTGTTACCATTTCTGCGAAGGAAATAACCTTTTGCAGAACTGCATTAAGCACCTTGATAAACGGCTTAAATGCATTGATTAAACCACCACCAACTACCGCTCCAAGTGCTTTGAAGTTCTCTCTAAGCATGGTTATCTGGTTATGCCATGTCAATATGTTATCGTAAAGGCTTTTTATCCTCTACTTCTTATGGTTTCCCATAAGTTCGGCGTACATTTTCAACCACAGCATTGTGGCTGTCGGATACTCTTGGGAATGTTATATTCTACACTCTTTCCATAAGAAAAGAGCATAGGTTCAATCCCTACGCTCTACAATGTGCTATAACTTTTATTTTATAGCCTTATCTCGGTATTAGCTTATTGACTTATCCACTTATAACCATAAGCAGTTCGCCCCTCTTGGTCAATTACATTATGTATTGCTTTGTAATTAACTCCAAGAGATTCCCCTGCTTCGGATATTCTATCGAACACTCTTATAATCTCTCCGGTTTTCGCATCCACTTGCGCAATTTTTCTTCCTTTTTTGCGCTTTTTATAGATGCTCAAATCTTTTATTGGAAAATCTTTTTCGTATACAAAAATATATCCATTTGCCGACTTATAAGTATTTGAAAGCACACCGGAAATAGTTGTTCTATTTGCTCCGGTAACCCTAGCCGCCTCCTGCAAACTTTTAAATTTCTGTATAAAATTTCCTTCCATATCACATTGAATAATGCTTCTCATTCCGTTAGGTTCCGGCTTTCTATAGGTTTTCGCTCCGTTTGATTCATACTCATCCTCAAACATGAACATATAGCCCTTTGTCTGCCGCCTTTTCCTTTACAATTAAGCAGAACATCCGTATTATTAAATCCGTCAATCTCTGCATCCATTGCACTATCATAACGCTTAATGTACCGTCCGTCAAGCGTCAGCAAAACAACCGCCCTGGCGTTATGATACGGCGCGCCTTTCCCACCTTTGGTCATATTATAGCCATCTCGATAGGTGTTAAATTTTTCAATGTAATACTTTTCCAACTCACAAGCTCTATCTTCGCTTTCACACGTTTCGATGATTTCCCATGAGAAGTTGTCAAACCCGAATTCTTTAATTGCTCTATGAAAGTCGCAATCTTCTTTTTCGTAGCACCTTTGATGTTGCCACACTCTGCTATGAAAATCACAAGTTTGACCTACATAAGATTTTCCGTTTATTTTATTTGTTGCTTTGTAGATATAATATGTTCGCATTAAATCACCTCAAACATATTATACAAAAATGTTCGCGCTAAGTCAACTTAGCTTTCACCGATTTTACCCGATTTTCATCGACATATTACTATGCCGCGCGACACATGAAACAAAAGTTTCGTTTATCGGCTGTTCTGGCAAAGTCCCCAGTAATATTGGTTGTATGCGCAAGCACATACTGATAACGCAACATGGCTTTTTGAGCCTGCGTCATTGATGAAATGTTCGCATCAAGTCCTTGCTTTAACGCCCATTCCTTTAATGTTGCCTGTGTCAAGTCGATACCATAACGCCGCATAGGTGCCGTAGTACCGGAAAATACAGATTGCAGACTCTTGGCAACATCTTCTTGACTCACATCATAGAATGAAGCCATATCTCCGGCTAATTCTGTCAACCGGATAGACATATTTGCCATTTTCCCCTGTGGAATATCGAGTGCAGTTCCCATTGCCTGGAATCGGCTTGCAAACTGTTTCGCGGACAATTCAGACATACCAAATTTTTCAATTGATGTTTTTGCGAAATTGTTAATTAGGCTTTCATACTGCCCGAATGTCTGTCTTACAACGTTCTCAACCTCTGTCAGTGAGGATGATATATCAATAGCATCTCCAAGTAGCCTAAATCCTCGGAATAGAGTCCAATACGTTGCATACACTTTTCCGATTGCAGACGCAAGAGAGAACGACTTCTTAGTAACCGCAGAAGCACCGGAACTAAATCCGCTAAATGAGCTTGTGATGCTTTTTGCCGCTGTTCCTGCCGCTCCACCAGTTCTTGCTAACTTTGCAAGCGCATTTGTCATGTTAATAAGATTTTGACTTACCATAGGTGCTTTTGACAATTCCGACATGAGCTGTCGCATTGCAACCGCAAGTTTCGGTATGTTCTCGATAGCTTTTGTAGAGCTTGTATAACCAAGCTGTTTGATTCCTCCAGCTAATTCCGACAAACCTTGCACCGATTTCGACATACCGGAAAATGAGCTTACAGACTTTGAAATCTGTCGCATTGCTCCGGCTGCCGCATTTATCTTTCCTGTGTCAATGCTGCTAAGCGTTTTAATGTTTCTTGCAAGAGTCGAGAATGACCTTGAATCAACACTCCGTATGGCACTCATTGAGTTTGACAATCGGTTTACTCCGGTTGATAACCGGTTAATTCCGCTAGAATCTATGCTTTGCAAGGATGATGATAATTTTCCAAGCCTTGTTATCAGCGCATCAATCTGTCCGTTAGCTTGCCTTGCCTGCGCTTGAATCTTGACCTCTAAGGTTTCTAATTCCAACAGTTCCACCTCCTTTATTTAGTTTTAGAAAAAGGCGGTAGGATTTGACCCCTACCGCCCTTGAATTACTTTTTAAGTTTTCCCTTTTTCAGAAGAGAAAGCATTTTTGAATTTTCCTCTGATGTAAACTTAAAATTGGAAAATCCGTTCTTTTTTGCGATTTCCGCACGATGTTCTTTCGACACATCATCTTCCCCAACCGCTTTTAATGCTTCTACGATTGAACCGGAATTTCCGGTATACTTCGGATAATACTTGGCTTTGCATTTCTTTGTGCCTTTTACAACAATAACTGTGTGCCCTTTTATGCGTGTCACAAGAATATCTCCGTTGCGAAGAATAAAACCGGCATGATAAGAACCCATATCATCAAACAAACCGGATTTCAAAATTACCGGTCGTTCATTGGATGTATTAAAATCTCCCACATCCTTACCGGATGCATAGATAATACAGGCACGTACAAGGGAAGAACAATCGCATTCCGTCTTGACTTTTGTGTTGATACCATGTTTAATAACCCCGTAGCGTTCCGATTGGTCATAGCCGATATTTTTGTTATCAGATGCAATCTTCATAGCTTCGGCTAACTTCTCCGCAACCCTATCGTCCTTTGCTCTTAGCACGTACCATCCCTTAGAATGGTTGTAAAACTTCTGCATAGACACTTCCTGTCCGGTCTGATCTCCGGCTTTTCCACCAGAATAACAGTTGCCGTGCTCATCATGCCTAGCGCTTCCAATAATTACTGCCATAGCAATACCTCTTTTCTTAAACTATCTTTGGTTTTGGTAAATGTGATTGCCTTGATTTAGCCGCCCATGCTTCTTCCGCCTTAAGCATTTCTCGTATCTCAGCATCGGGATCGTCCGTATTCTGCTTTTCGATGGAATCATAGCAAGTTTCTTTCACGTACTTACTATTACCCTTACCGAATGTCGCGTCTATTGCTGTCACAAGTGCTGACGTTGCATATCTGCCAAACCACATATACATTTCCATGTCGCGTTGCTTCCATTCTGCCTTATATGCATCCACATAAGGCTTAAGCAACTCTGGATTCATCATATCTATATCATCAATGGAAAATCCGTAGCCTTTCGTTACCATAAGGTAAAACGGACGGATTTCCGCAACGTAATATTCCCATGTTAATTCTTGACTTTCGCTTTGGATGGGGTCTTTTTCTTCTCTTTCTCCTGCTCCTGCGCTCTCTCCAACGACTCCATCATCTGCGCTAAAAAACCGTTTGTCATCATTTCCTCCTGCATATCAGCGAATAAATCCATGCAGTTAATCTCGTTTGTGTCAATCGCATCATAGAGAATGTCGGACACCTTCTCAAGCTGCTCATCGTAGCCCTTGTTTGTTTTGTAATCATATCCAAATTCCTCATTGTGATGCATCTGCAATCCCACAAGAAGCGTCTTAGGAAGTGTTTCAAGAAGAATATCTTCCATAGAGGAAATATCTTCCATGTCCTGCGTCTTCATAATATCCTGTAAGATATGTGATTTTAACGATGGTCTTGTTGCAAACTGAATTGTATATTCTTTTCCACCTAACTTTACTTTCATGTTTTACCTTGCCTTTCTGCCCTATATTGGCAAGGGGCAGTGTTGCCACCGCCCCATTGTTGCTTATCTCATTGCTTCAAGTTCTGCTATCGACCGTTCATCCTCGCCTACCGGTGCGGTCGATTGCTCGTCCGATAGGCTTTTTACCCCACCACTGTTACAGTGAATGTTCCATCGTTATTATCAACGACAGTCAGCTTATCCGTAACAAGCTCTGATGCTGTACTTGGAATAACTGTTACCGTCATTTCAAGGATTTCATCGTTTCCGCCTACATCGTTAGGTGTGGCTGTTGCAGTTCCTACATATGCGTACTTCGCTACACCGCCAATACCGTCCGTTCCGTAAAGGTGAATAATATCGAGTTTTTTATCTCCATATCCATCCACCTTTGAAAGATATTCTTTTTCAAGGTTTCCTGTGATTTCTCTTGAATCAGAAGTCTTAATTCCTTTTTCAAAAGTTTGCTGATCATCTTCCATCGTTGTTGACTCTACCGTGTTTGGTGGTGATGCAGGGCTTGGAACTGACTTAGCCGCAACCAAAAGATTGTATGTTCCTGCAAAGTCAGCCTGTTTTTCCGTGTGCTCTTTTACAATGACACGTGTTCTATAGCTTGTTGATGCCATATTTTCTACTTCCTTTCTGCTTATAGCTGATCTAAATGCTCAACGTTTCCAATTACGCGAGTTGCGCGGAATGTAACCGTTCGCACTTGCTTGGAAATTGTTGGGATTATATTTGATACCTCAAACATTTGCTGTTTAAAAAAAGACACCGCATATGCTGCGATGTCCTTAGTTGCTTTTCTTGAACCTTTGTTTGTAATTGTGATCTGAAATGTTGGGCGAATTGCGTTGATTGTCTTTGCTTCATTCGTTCGTCCGGCTTCTGTACCACCGATTTGTCTGACTAAAAGCGTCGGAAATGTTGCGGTACCGCCCGATTCTTCATCTTGCGTCACCTTAATTCCTCTTACCTTGCTCTCCATGTACGATTTCAAAAGGGAACATAAGGTATCTTCAAAATCAAGTGCCCAACTATTTAACTCATTTTCCACCGAATACCTCCCTTGCAATCTTTACATACTGTTGAATAATCTGTTGTTCCGCATTGTACATAGGCATTGTGGCTTTAATACCGTGGGTATAACGCCATGTTTCGGTCTTATCGTCCCAATAGTACCAACCATCTTCAAAAGCGTGTATTTGCCCCGGATATGTGCCGACACCGAATCCAAGTTCCGGTGCTTTTGGGTTCTCTTCGGAGTTATAAAAAATACCGGCTCCAAACTCTACCGCCAACAAAGTATAGAACGGTTCTCTGTCTTCTGACGTTACCGTTTTTCCTGTTGCAATCAGAATTGCATTCGAGGTCATTAACTGTGGCGCTTTATCTACCCTTACCGTTATCGTGTTTCCGATTGGAGATTTCGATATGTGTTTTATCGCCACCGTTTGACCTTCTTGTGCAAGCCTAGAAACAAGTAAATCGCATTTAGTCTGTAAACTATCGCGGTACTGTTCTAATTTCTTTATAGCGTCTTGTATGGACTTAGTGGATAGTGTCATTGAAATAGGTTTTGCCATACAATCACCTACTTAATATTCTTCCTAAGAAGAAACAAATCCGTGGTCAGTCCTTCATCAGCAACGCCTTTTACGATGTAATCTGCGGTTTCTGAATCCACAAGTCCATCATCAGTGCGTTTGACTTCCGAACGTTTCCACACCACATCACCGGCTTTCAATGGCAAATATCCTTTATCCGTGACAAGCTGACAGTATGATGTACTATCATCAATTCCAAATTCTTTCACAAGGGCTTCTGACAGCTTATTGCTGATATTGGCTTGGAATGTCGTAGGTTCTGAAAACCCTTCAACTTCCTCGCCCTTTGGAATTTTGTTACCTTCGGAATCTAAATAAGGTACAAAGTTTCCATCGGAATCCTTGTACCCTTCATAGACAATATCTCCATTTTCGTCAGTTTGTGGAATGAATACCCTCTGACCGGATTGCGAATATTTCATTTTCTGCTTGTTAATGTCAAGCATTGGTGTTTTCCTCCGGGATTCCGGCAACACTCGTCAGAAGTGATAACACTCCGGCAAGGACTGATGCAGAAAGAACATATTTCCAATCCACCGCGCCCATAAATGCCGCCGTTCCAATTCCGGCAATCGCCGCCTGCGCAACAGTCTTGATTGCTCGGATTCCGGCTTTCTTAGTCCAATCCTTCCAATTCCTCATGGCTTTTATCTCCTTTCCCTATATGAATCTCTTCAATCTCATGTTTCATTTTCGTAACCATTCCATTTCCGCCTAACGCATGGTACGCATCATACATCTCACAGAAGTTTTGATAAGCATATGACGGTATTTCTCCGATTCTAGTGTACTTTGCATGGTATTCAATAAGCTGGACGCGCAAAAGGAGCATTGTTCCTTTACTGTTCGCATCCCTGCTTTTCTTTTGCTGTTTAAGAAGCCAAACTATATACCCAAGCACTATTGGAAGTACCACGAGATAAGTTTGAATCAAAATACTTTTCATTTGAATCTCCTTTTGACGCACCGCCCACCACCGCTTAATGTGCGCCGCCTGCAACCATTTTACCGACACCGGCAATATGGTCACGCTCAATCTTCTTTAATTACATTGCTTTTACAAACGGAAACACTCCAACAAAAAGGCTTTCACGGTCTTTCCATGTCCGGCTCACACCGTTTTCGGAAAAACTTGCCATGTATGCTTCTCCTGCCTGCGACCGGTCGTACACTGCCAAATTAACCATAATGTTTTCATAGTTCTTAACATCACTGTCAATCTGGTCTTGTGTGTATGTTTTAGGATAGTTCCGTCTTCTGATAATTTCTTTTCTTGCCTGCTCTAAAAGCTGTTCAATCAAAGGGTTACATTCTTTTTCATCAAACACAACTTTATCGGACTTTTCCCCTGTCGTTTCGTCCTCTACCTCTTCTATATGAAATTGTTTTAAACGAATCTTTACCTGTTCGACAAGTGTGTATGACATAAGCGATCTCCTACAGATTAAACTTTGCAATCAGAATTTCTTTCAGTTCCGCGCCACTTGTTGCTTGTGCGTTTTCAATCCCCTGCTCCGTGGCAAGTTTTTGCAAGTCTGCGGTACTCATTCTGTTAATTTCGGTCTTTGTATAAGTGATAGGGTTTTCAGGTGGATTCATAAAATCAGAAAGTACCTGAGATTTTTCCTCCGGTACTTCCTCTCCTGGCATATACCACTTGCCCTTATATTTTGTTTTGCACTCGTAAACCAAAGGATCACCTCCTAATAGCACTTAATGACATAGGTGCTATCCATTCTTTCATAAGACGGAAGTACGATTTCAGAAACCGTTGTCTTAGTCTGTACAGGATCTTCCGATACGGAAATTGCAACAGCAACACCTGTGTTTACGATAGAAACATCTGCTGTAGGCTTTCCGATAAGTGTACGTTCTTCCGGTGTTGTACCGTACCATGTATTTCCAAGTGCTCCGCTTGGGATAAGCGTTGCAAATCCGTCTGGGTAAAACTTAGATGCCGTACCAGCTTCATTCTTGTACTGCTTAGAGTAAACAATAATGCTGATTCCGAGTTCGTTGGAGAATACCTCTTTAACACGGTTGTCGTTCATAAAGATGTTTGCCGTGGCATTCTGCGCAAGAATGGCGGAACGAATCTTCTTATTCTGCTTAAGATGATCCATAGTCTTACGAGAAACAATCATGATAGAAGGTCTCTCTCCTGTCTCTGATTCGACTGCATCAAGGGCAACAGAAACATCGTCAAGTGGATCAGAATTTTCGTGGTCATCCCACTTATCTGTTGCGGTCTCAAGGTTTGCAAAGTTGTGGGTCTTGTATGTGTTGCTCGGATCGTAGTTATAAGCGTAGGTTACGCCGTTTGCCTGAATGGAAATCTTTGGAGATCCATCATCCGGTGCAAGCAACTGCATAATCATACGCTCCGGCACTACGTTAGCACCATCAATCAGAGTATTTGCATCATCAAAAATTCTGCTTAATACCTCGCTCGCATATGGGTCTGCGCTATCCTGTACACGCATAATTTCCTGTTCGTCAGCTTCTTTAATGAGCATAGACTCACGGAAGAAAGCCATTTCTGTTTCTGTGAGTTTGAATCCCTCACGGCTTCTTAACGTTGACACCGCATCAAAATTGGACGGTGCAAGAGAAACAGGAAGTCCTTTAGAAGTCTTAATCCATTTCAGATCAAGTCCCATTTTCTTCTTAGCCGGGAATAATCCCGAACCAAGATACGCAATTTTATTACTTGCTACCTCTGTGTTTACAAGCGCGATTGCTTTTGCACTATACACATCTCTAATGTTCATTCTGTATTACCTCCTATTCAAATACGATTAACGGAAGGGCTGTCTTAACTGCCTCTGCAACAGCTTCTCCTGTGCTTGTCTGAATGTTTGCAGAATTTACAACTCCAAACGCTCTAAGGATTGTTCCGTTAGGGTTCTCATCCTTATAAACATCTGTAAGTAAAATTCCGATTGGCTTTGTTTCCTTATCAACCTTTCCATCTACGGCGATTGGGCTTCCTGCCTTGCACACGCCTTCTGTGAATGCGGTATCATCAAGTTTGATTTCCTCGAACAGCTCACCGCCTAATTTTCTTTTCAGAATTTCAAGCTGAGTTGTTACACTTTTTTCAGTAAACTTCATCTTTAAAACCTCCTTACGATAAATAACTGTCTACTACCGACTTAGCCGCCTGATTCGTTCCGGCTAAAGTCTTTCCGATCGACTCTGCGGTTTTTTCCGCTTCTGTCTTTTCGTTGTCTTTATTTCCGCCAGCCGTTCCACCGCCCGGATTCGTACTGCCATTTGCAATCTCCTGTTCCTTGGCTTGCGCTGCGGCGGTCTCTTTTTCGGAGATAATCTTTCCAAGAACGTCATAATCAAAACTGCCATCGTCTTTTACAATCTGCGCTGCCTGTTCTGCGGTAACATTAAATTTAGATGCGGCATCGGCTCTCTGCGTGGCTATTGCCTGTGCTTTTTCAAGTTCCGCGATTCTCGCATTGGCTTTTTCGAGGTTCTTATTTGCCTGCTCGACTTCCGTGAGCTTTCCCTGTTCAATATCATCGAGTTGCTTCTGCAACTCTTCAGCTTTGTCAGCCTTTGTCTTGTACTCGTCAACCCTTGCTTTGGCTTTCTGTACGGAACTTCCGTAATCTGCCATGATCTTGTCCGCGTTTTCTTCGCTTAATCCCATAGCAATCAGATCTTCTCTCTTCATTCATTACCTCCGATATGTCATACGAATTTTTATACGGTGCAACGACACCGAACGACATTGTTGATTTTTACGCTCACAACTTTGCGAATTTTTATAAAATAAAAACAGCCGCCAATTACTCGGTGACTGTCTTATCTTTGTTTGTCTGGCTTTGTGTGCCATCTGTATTCATTTTATTCATCAATTCTTTTGCTTTTTGTTCCTGTGCTTCTACATCATCAATTGTTTTCCACAGATTATCCAAGTATGGCTTTGACAACAGGAATGTCTTTTCTGCATCTCCCCAAAGTCCGACAGATTTAATCGCCACAAGTGGATGGATACCGGCTTGTAAAAGTTGATATAATGTCTGTGACTTGGTATACATATTATCTTGTGGGCTATGGTTTATCTGCACATCAAAGTCGCGCAAACTCAATCCTAAATCGTGATCTTGTATACGAATCACATTCAAAACAACTTTCGCAAGTCTTTTTTCAGCCGACTTTACAATTGGGTCTTTTAGTTTGGCTCTCGACTTTGAGAAATCCCATCCGTTTCTAAGCTCAACCGCCCCCTGTGTATCTCCACCGGAATTATTGTTGTTCTTATTCGGTATGGCAAGAATGGACTGTGCATTATCCCACAAATCATCCTTTGCAACTTGGCACTCTGTCTGATTCAACTCTTGTGTCATAATGTCAACATCTGATTTATTCTGCTCGTTATTGGATTTTACCGTCAGCGCATGGGAAATCTTCATTTTTTCAAAGGTTTCCGGGTCAATGTCGCAATTTACAAACTTTATCCAAAACTGAACAAACTGCTCAACGCCATCCATTCGGTTTGACTGCATTGTATTGATTGCATCCAATAGTCCGATCACAAGCTCAATATCAGAAATGCGCTCATGGTTATTTGGAAACTCAACAATCGGGATTCCGCCAAAACCATGCAGTTTCCAATCTCGAACCTCTCCGTTCACAATCTTGCATTCGTAAGAGTCCGTGTAACAGAGTTTATACATCTGTCCATCGGCATCCTTAAGCTCTTGGATTGCTAAAAGTGGTTCTTCTGTGGAACGGCTGTAGATAACAAATGTATTCATTGGTGTCGGTGCAACAATTCTAAATGGTATATCTCCATTTTTTGTAATCTGCACCGCCTTAAATGACGTTCCGGTTGCTGATTGCCACTCTCCTGCCTTAATGTCCTTTTCCTGCTTATTAGCATCGGTTAGATAATCGTTAAATTCATCAACTGCATTGTTTATCCGATCATCATCTTTCCTGCTGATAAGCTGAATTGGCTCACCGTAAGTCTGACCAACCTTGAATTGAACAATCTCATAGGCATGGTTTTCAGGCACCTTATTGGTTATATCCGCATTCTGTACCTTTGTTCGGTACAATACAGGCTGATCGCCCTTGTAGTAGTTCCACAGATACCGAATGATCGTCTTGTTGAAATAAAATGCACCAATGCAGTTTCCGACAACATTTACGATATTGTCTGCCGTAATCTGTTCTACGTTAGCATATGCAATTTTTCTTCCATATCTGCCTTTTACAAGGTCATGAAAATACTGCTTGTTCATATAAATAAAACTCCACTACTGCAAGCGCGTTTCGGTATTGGCTTTGTTTCAATTTTGCCTGTTGCCACGCGATAAATCACAATATGATTGCATTTTTTACATTTACACGGATGATCTATCGTAGATCTCCCATCATAATGTCCGGCAATTCTTCCGCAATCCGGGCAATATATAGTTACTTTTTTCATAGCAACCTCTTTCTTACAAAAAAGGCACCGCCATTTCTGACAGTGCCTTTTACGGGTTATATGCTTTTGGGGTTGTAGGATTTTGTTTTTCTACTCTTTTAGTATACCATGCAAGTTTTAGGAAATGTTGTGAAAGAGTGTGAACTATTGTGTACTTTTATGCACTCTTTTCAGAATAAAGTTGTCCATAACGTCTTTCAAACTCCTGTAATGCTCTTTTCCTAAGTTTCATAATGTTCCTATAGGAATATTTCATCTCAACAGAAATCAAGTTCCAATCTTTTCCATTGACATAGTGCGATGAAAGCACGATATACACATCTGTATTATCCATACTGTCGATTTGTGATATAATAATCCGTCTTTTATCAACCAATTCATCTACAAGTGTCTGGATCTCATTCTGTAAATCAACAATCTTCGATACCGCGCTCCCCATCTTGTCGGGATTGCCGGATGATTGCACATCCACCTCTTTCGGGGATATGGATATAGATGTTGCCATATCGGATAGCCTTTTTATTTCTTCAAGCTTATTTGCAATCGCATGGTCAATTCTGCTTATCTGTGAAAGATATTTGTCTGTTGTCATATCCTAATACCTCCTGAATGGGTTTACTGCCGCTTCTACCTTTGCGGTATTGTTTGGGTTTTCTATAAACATTTCAAGCTGAGTTAAGCCGTCTGCCGCATCGTCGTGTTCATTACCGCCAATACTTACAAACATAGAGAGTTCATCCATAGCCGCTTGATATTCGTCATTTCTGTAATATCTTGTTACTCCAAGATCTGAATCTTTCTTCATTTGTTCCTGCGTCGCTCTGTGCGCATCAAGAAATATGAATTTTCTCTTAACATCCCCAGAATATGCTATGATCTTTGATAATTTTTCAACCTTGTTTGGTGCTTTTCTACTTGTGCATGAGCATTTATAGTCCTGTGCCTGCAACTTTTCATCTACATATTGGCAATACAGATCTCCTCCGGTATTCCCCTCAAATCTTGTCTGCCGAATCTCGTTTCCAATAATTCGTCCAACAACAAGAGGAATTGTTACCTCTTTCGGGCCTTTGTTGAATACCCAATCGTAAATATAAACATCACCGTTTTCATATTCTGCCCCAATCGGCATTGACAAGCTATCGCCGCCGCCCCAGGCAACATCCACAACTCCGATGCGCCGGAAATCTCCATCAGGCAGGATTCCGTTAAATAGCCTCAAATCCGTATAAAGCAATCCTTCGCGGACATATGGTTGTTGCATAAACTTAGCCATCCATTCGGCATTGTCAAGCTTATCTCGCATATCTCTGTAGTATTCCGTGGAAAATCCGTTGATTTCATACGCAAAATTGCTTTCGTCATTTTCATTAAGTGCTGGAATCTTACGGAATCGGTATTGTGGGTCATGCTTATATTGCTTTCTCATGCGCTCCAATGGATCTAAAACATTCCAAAGGGTACCAACCATCAATTCCCTTGCACCGTCATTTTTACGGTCAACCATCTTGTTTAAGTACTCTTGGTATGTGTTTTCCATTCGAGTAGGGCTTAATGAATGTTCTCGATCACGAACCAAGTCATCAACATACAAATATCCGTCTTTCGAAACATCGACCGCTCCTGTCCATGTTCCGTCAATACCACGGCACGTTACGGTTGCGAATCTGTCGGGATCTCCAAGCGTAATCGTAAATTCGTCCGCACTCTTATCCGTCGGAATTGATGCGTTTGCGTATTCCGGGTGCCAATAAGCAAAAAGTTCAGCAAACGTATATTCTTCCGTGGTAAAAAGATTCATCAATTCCTTGTAAAATCCTTTTGCCAAAATACCGGAGTGACCACCCATTGCGCTATGGCTGTTCGGTCTGCGCAAAGCCACCCACGCAAGAAAGAAAATACAGATAGTAGACTTGCCAACACGCGATGGCATTGACAATCCGTAAAATTTAATCTTCCGGTTTTCCAAATCTTCAAGATCGTTGGCTACTATATTCAGCGTCTTGCGGCGTGGATAATAAAACCGTTTACTCCAATTTCTTTTGCGCTCCATAAAGTAGATGAAACTCTCGAAACGATAAAAGCTTTCTAACCGCAAGATTTCATAGAACTGATCCACAAGTTTGTATCCGCCTTTAATGTCGTGATCCTGCGCATATCGTTCAAGTTCCCATATACTACCGCCCGCATTTTTCTGCGTAAATTCGTTGATTAAAGCCTTTGTTCTTTCGGTTATAGTCAATCCGTAGTCAACGTCTTTTTCCGTCCGAATTGCCACATTGCACGCTTTCAAAAGGGCATCTATTACCTGTTCATCAACGCCTTTTCTCTGTATGTAATTTTCATATCCATTTACTGCATTGATTAACTGCTTTGAAGCCAAATAAAAAGCACCTCCGCAAAAGCAGAAGTGCCTTGACCTCTGCCTATAACTGTTTTAGGGTAGCGACTAACTCCATTTGTTAGCCGCTAATATGCGTAGTCAGTAGTAAAAGCTATTCTTAGCACACCAATATTGTACGCACCTCTTAGTGTTTTGGAAATTATTTAAAGACTATTTTCTTGGTCTGAATTGTTATTTATTTTATATCCGCAATGCTTTCTACAAAGCAGTTGTAGTAGATATATCTCTTTCCGTTAAAATCGAACTTAACATATCCACCATCGTTTGTACTAAGGTCAATCTTGCCTTTATATGTTGCAAGTTCTTTACCATCTGCCGTGTATACAGTAATGGTTCTCTGCATACCGCCATTTGCATCACTTTTCATGTCTACCACAAATCTGTCCCACGATGCGCATCCGGTCATTCCCAAGCACAATGTCAATCCTAATACAATTGCTATAATTTTCTTCTTCATAAAATCTCCTTTCAATTCATGCATAACACTTTTTCGCAAACATCAATACATTCTTTTCTCTTCTCATCATTGGTACACTTGCCATCTGCATTGTATTGGCAAGAAGTCAGATTACACTTTTTATTTGCATAAGCGTTATTCACATTATCAATCCATTCACGAAATGGAATATTGTTGATTGTGGCATTGTCTAATACCGTGTCAGCTATCTCCTGTACCATTTTTCTGTATTGAAATTCCATCATTGTTGCCCTCCACAATTCCGTCAATTATCGCGCCTTCGAGCAATTCTCCAATGCTTATATTTGTCCTGTCTGGCATTTGTTTGTATAATTCGATTAATTGTTGCTTTGTCAAAGGCTTCCAGTTCGGATTGTCTCTCTTGCACCTAAAGTCTGTAACTCCCCGACCACATACATATCGCTCATTTCCATATGTGTCAACACTTGGACCGGTACATAAATCACAATTCACTATATGCTCGCAAGGTTTTAGTTCGTGGCTATATCCACTACAAAGCATTGTGTTTTGATATTCCATAACTATTCTACATCCCCTAAGTATACAATATGTAACCTTTGGCAACTGCATTTTACCCTTTCTTTTGCTTCGTCAATATCTTTGCAAATCCATAATGGATAATTGCCAAGTTCAAAACTAACAACTGCATATCTGTATTCTGGATAGTATCTTTTCTTAACTTCTTTAGTAGTTAAGCGTGCAGACTTTCTATGTTTCGTGCTTCTGTTGTACTTTATGCTGATAAAGTCTGAATAAAATTTGCAGTTTATAAGATTGATTATGATTGCGCACAAAGCAAGAATAATTACAGTTGTCATAACAATTTTACTCATAATCTCGCCCCTTAAATCCTTGCAACTACGTGTTCTTTTGCAATTTCTTCTTTTTCCGGGTCGTAAATAACCGAACCGTTTTTATCAGTCTTATTCTTATCAAATTCGCAAGAAATTTTTATGTATGGGTATCTTAATGGCGTGCAGTCAGCATGAAAATCAAGATTATACACTCCCTTTTGCCATTTTCCGTTGGCATAAATCTTTGTGTAACCGCCTTTTCTAGTTTTGATTATAATTTTTGAACGTGTTTTCTTCATTTCTTATTTCCCCACTCAAATCCAAAATCAGAACGCTTGATTTTGCATCTTGGCTCTCCATCAAGCCAGAATACAATGCCCTCAATATAATGATCTGATAAATATTTCTTAATTCCATCAAATGTTCTTTCAACATTTATGGTTACCACTCCGTGTTTTACTATCGTATCAGATCGTAAATTATATGGATTTCCTTGAAAATGAACTCCAATCGCTTCATAAGTGCCATCTTGCATTTTAGGATAAATAAACTCTCTGTGTTCGCTTATTTTTCCGCTCGCCAATCCGCTATTAGTGGTTTCAATTTTTCCGGCATCAATAGTGTTCTTGTATGCTTCAATAAACCATTTATCTTCCGGTTTATTTTCGTCAACCCTCACCCAGCATGGCAAGTGACCAGTTATTGGATCTGGTTCTTCTTGACATTTAATAGCACCTTCCGGAATCGGTTTACCTCTTTTCGCATCATACCGCTTATAAAATTCTCCGTTTATGATCGCGCAACATGAGCCATCAACTTTTAAGGTTGCTATGCCTTTCCCTTCAAGCACCCACTCCATGCCTTTTGTAACATTCGGAAGAATGTCTACGATTTTATGATTTTCATATACTCTCTCAAACAATGTTGGTATTTTCTTCATTTCCAATGCACCTTGAACCCTTTCTTTTTATACTCCTCTACGGCTTTTTTAAGGCTCATATCGTCCTCATACTTTTCATTCAACATAATCACCACATTGCCTTTTTCAATGCCGTATATGTTGCAATTTGCAAGTTTCTTAGCCGTTCCAAGGATAGCTTTTGCCTGCTTGCTGCTCATTTCATAGATTTTGGTTCCCATATTAACTATCATTTCTCATAAACTCCTCAAAATCTTCCATACATTTATAACACAAGTCGTATGTGGTATTTAAAATGCCATTCCTTGTAATGGAATTTCCACAAAGTATTCCTTTTTTAATTTCAGTACCGCACCTATCGCAAGTGCGCCATTCTTTTTGATGTTTCATAAAATCCCTCGCTTACAAATCAAGTTTATTCAAATAATCCGTTCCACTATTTTTAAGTGCCTTGCTAATGCCGTTAATCATATTAGCCATTGCCTGTTCTACTTCCTTTATCTTTTCAACGCTTCCGCCGCATTGTAATGATAAATAGCTTTTCTGCCAAACGTTTGCATTTACAACTATACTATTGTGGACATCTTTCTGTGTAACCATCATTCCACCGCCTTTCAAACTGATCCTAGCATATACAAAATATCAAGTTCCGATATCTGTGTTGTTTGAATAGTGTTTTAACATTTGGAGTCCGTGTCTTTTTCATAAAATATGCACTCTTTAGGGCATATAACCGGGTAAACAAAATAACACTTGCTTTTCTCATTCACACATGTGTAAGTCGCGCCAAGTACTCCGCAACTTAACATTCCGCAATATTTACAATCTGTAGGTTTCTGAAAAAGTATATTTTGTAATAATTTATTCATTCTTCCACCATCAAACTATTTATGATTCTTCCACCAAAACAACACTTTTCCGCAAGGAATACTGTGCGACTGATGCATAAATTCTTCTGAACCCTCATAAACAATTACAGAGTTAAAATCAATGCGGTCTTTAAATAGTTCACAATTTTTAGTAACTTTTTCTAAAGCATAATTGATTGCTTCATCATAAGTCTTGAACCATTTTTCCGCTGCACCATATGCAAGTGCGCATGTTCCGCTCTCGTCAAATACGATATATCCGTCTTTACTTTGCGTTAATTCATTCATTTTTAACCACCTTTCAAACCAATCCGTACATATATAGAATATCAAGCGGTGTTATTCTATCTCGCTTAAAAGAATTTCTGACAATATAATTTGCTAACTCCCCATCTTTCCATCCGTCCGTACTTGTCATAGAATCATAAATCTGTTTATATTCTCCGGTCAGTTTGTCAAATTCAAACCATCCCAAGTCAAGTGTTACTCCGTAATCATAAAATCCCCTGTCAGACCACTTTCTGACATAATACATTAACTGCTTATATGAGAATCCAAGCCTTTCAAAAATATTTCCAATAGTTCTTATGCTCAATTCACGGTCACTCGAACGCAATTTTCTTTTCTGTTCATTCACGCAAGCTCTAAAAAATATTTCTTCTAATGGCTTCACTGTTACACCTCGTACATTTTCTTAATAATTTTCATAAAATCGTTTTTGTCAATAACTTCCGTGTCGTGATGTATTTCATACAGAATGTTTTCTACTGCATAATCTACCTTGTCATATGCTGCAAACGGAATCATTGAATAGTCAAGGTCAAGGATAAGGCATGAGCACCGCTTGTATGGCAAGCAATTATTTGAAAACAATGGTGCGCATATCAAAGTAAATTTATCGGTTTCAAATTCCATATACTCACTTTTTCTCTTATATGAAACGTTCATTCCCTTAAAAATATTTTCAAGTAACTGTTCAAATTGAAACGCTTCTTTTATGTGAATCGAAGTATATGTGTATATCGGTTTAGTCACTATCCCACCAACTTTCTACCGCACATAGGGCAAAAATTAATTTTTACGGCTCCTGCAACCTCTTTTCCATCGCTATTGTCGAAAATCATGTTATTTTCAGCTCCCAAAAGGACTAAATTTCCTTTACCATCAATGATTTTCTTTTTATTCCGACAAAAATCACACATATTACACCAACTTTCTGCCACAGATAGGACAATAATTTACTTTTACTTTTACTTCACTGCTAAGTGCAATTTTGTTAGCGCAAAGTGATGCATATATGCATTCATTTGTAAAATCCAAACCTAATGTTATTTTGCCTAATACTCCAAGGTCAATTCCCTTTTCTTTTGAAACTGACCAACCATCTTCATCAAAATTGCAAAAATCACACATTCTTACGCTCCTCCCCTTTATTAAATACCACGTTTTCAAATATTGCCGTTTCTACCTTCTCCGGCTGACTTTCTGGTACGTTCCTTGCCGGAATTTGTTTAAATAGAATTTTGCAATAAGGACACACCTTTTTATCAGTTTCGATCGGTGCGCCACAATTCACACAGTTTGTCATATTTTGCTCCCAATCATAGCAAAAATCGGAATCCTCGTAAGATTCCGTGTCTTTTGTTTGATATAAATATTCCACATTTTTTTATCATACTCACACACAATTTTGCGTAAATATTAACCTCGAATAGTGGCACAGGGAATCGAACCATGTCAGCCAAAACCATGCCAACCGCTTTCAAATCTGCAATTTCTAATCACGGAAGGGTTTTCTGTTTCCAATAATACCGCTACCATCCATAAGTCTCCCATCGACCGGAACTATTGCAGTAGCACCCGACTAAGCGGAGATAAGGATAAGCACGCCCGGAAAGCATCGAACTTTCGTTAGAGGTTTTGGAGACCTCTTTCTGACCAACAGACAGACGTATATAACGCAGCCAAACCATAGACCGTCTGCAAGCAAACAGCATAATTTCAACCGCGTTAAGCGCAGTGTGTAGGATTCGAACCTACAAGGCGAACAAACGCCCGACCGGATAGCAACCGGCTCCAATTCCATTATGGGAACACTGCCAAATTGACAAGATGCACTCGTTCAAAGGCTACCAAACGCATAGGGATATTTTCGAGTGTCCTGTCTGAACTGCTTTTGTTGTACTTCCTACTCGCAGCCTGTTTGTTGTGCGTTTCTTTTATAATCCACTTCGCATACTCCTGTTAAAGAATACGCAAGACCTATCGTTGGGATTGCAGGAATCGAACCCGCGACAACCCGGATATAAGCCGTGTCTTCTACCACTGAATTAAATCCCAATACAGTGATCGGTACGAGATTCGAACTCGTGTTACCACCGTGAAAGGGTGGTGTCTTACCGCTCGACTAACCGATCATAACCGCCACGAGACGGTTAGCAATATGTTTTACGTGCTATGCGTTACACGATCATGTGCCGTGGGATAGACGCATGATAGAATACCACCGGACGGTCTCGCACCGTCCTTAACAGAATGAATCGTCCTAGTGGCGAAAGGAGGAACCCAAATGCTTGAATCACTCAACCAAGGGTTCAAGTACGTATGGAAAACATACGTGGCTACATGAAACGTCAGCATGTAACCAATTAGGCTACTGGGATTTGAACCCGGAATGCAGGAATCAAAATCCTGTGCCTTACCGTTTGGCGATAGCCCATCATTTCCAAATGACAATAATATTCATTGCAAAAATCGCGTATGAAAGCAAATACCCTCTTACGTTTGAATTGTCTTTTTGTTTTACCTGTCCTCCCATAAGTCCCAGTATTACGAGGGCATCTATCGCCGTAGCGATTATATTTAAAATCATATCAATATCTCCCATCCTCAAAGCTGTGTTCCTGTTTGAATCGTTCCATTTCATTTACGCTCATACCGAAGATCCCGGCAGATGAATCAGAGTCCGTATGTTCGAAATACTCGCCCTGCTGTGGAAACATAAACCGGAACATAGCGTAATTCGCAACGTCACACAGGTATTCAAGATTCCCAGTCTCTTCAAACTTGGCAAGACACATTTTCAAACTTTCGATTGCATCCACATTCCCGTTTGCAAAATTCATTCTTGCCGGTCCGTATTTGTAATACGACTGTTCAATCAATCCTTTGCGCTTTTCATCAAAGGTTTCGGAATACTCGGTTTTCATCAACTCATTGCTGCAGCTTGCCATTAAACATCACCTTCCGCTCTGTGGTTTGCTCTTTCAATGTCAAACCCTTCCGGATAACGTGCCTTAAGTTTGTCTACATTCATCTGCATGATCTCATCAAGGCTCCAGCCGAAGGATTCGCAAAGCATTGCAAGATACCAACAAATATCTCCTGCTTCCTTCTTTGCGTGGTCAATATCAAGCTGTTTCTCATGGAAAATCCACTTTTTAATCATGTCGTTGAACTCTCCAACCTCGCCGGATAACCCAAGACAGGCATTAAAGATACCGCCAAGGTCATAATCTTGCAACGCAGATGCGATATTGTTCTTTTTGCAAAATTTAAGCAAATCAAGTTTATCCGAAATTCTTTCTGTCGCCTTGCGATCATTTGTCCGCATGGCTAATTTCTGGTACTCATTTCCGGTCATATATCATTCTCCTGTCCGAAACACTCTTTTTGTTTTTAAAAATTTTTTGGAAATTTAGTTGCGATTCGCAACGTGAAAGTGAATTGTTATAAATTTATTATAGCCTATTTACGGTGAAAGTCAATGGGTGTTGTAAGTGGCTTTTTATTTTTTGAGGTATTTAAGGGACTTAGTAGCCGCCCGGTGGTCTTTCTGCCAGACCCCCTCCCCATCCTTTTCTTGCAAACATGGGGATCTAAAATGTTTTCCGTTTCGTTCTGTTGTCATTGTGTGAAAATCAAATTGTTTTAATACAATTCATGTCATACCCTTGCAACTATTCGCAAAACCTAACTTTTCCGAATAGTTCACGAATAGTTAAAACGCTACAACCCTTGATATTACTGCATTTGTGAATTGTAGAATAACCACACACAATTTAAACTGTATTATTTGCCACTGCATCTGTGAATTGTGTGTCAATTGCGTGCAATTCTTGGCTTTTTTTCTCGTCCAGCCTTGGCAGCTCCTGCGCCGTGATTGCCTTGCGTTGAGTGGCATTATCTCCAATTCCCGGCTGATTCATGCCGAATTCGTTGTTGCCCACGAACATAGTACCCACTGGGCTGTTGGAGTCATATGCTCTATCGAGTATACAATCCTTGCGAGATCGCTGTAATTTTTGCCACATCTTGAAAGCCAACGAACTTGGTTCTTCTGTACTCCATATATCCATTGTGTTTGTAGGTATATTACAAAAATAACTAAATGCTACTGTACTTACCAGCTTGCTGTAAACATTGGAGATGTATATATAATAATCACACAGCTTATATAATACCTCTCTATCGTATCTATTGCAGTTAGTCGGTATAGTTGCATTACCAAGGGGTTTCAAGCTCTTATCTTTTAGTATCGATGTATCCGGGAATAGATGCATACCAACATACTGCATAACAGCTTTCCATTGTCTCTGTCCGGCTTTTAACAAATCTTCGATGTGAAATTCTATACAAGCGTTGTCTATTAAATCCTGTACAGTTGATGTGTATATCTGTACTGTACCTAGATCCACTATAAGGGTTGTAAGATCTACATTCTCTACATCCTGCATATATTCCACACCTCCAATCTGTTAATCTCTCTGCTTTTGGTATACACTATTTCCGGGTTTAAAGTCAAGACTTATTTTTTACGGTGGTATTATATACTTACACCGCGCGCATATGCGGATATACACTTACTATACATCTATAGGCTTTAAATACAGTATATTATTATTTTTAAAAGATTAAGAAAAAGAGAGAGAAAGAGAAACATAGTTCTGAAAAAGCGACGTCAGACGATTGTGTCGCCTTATGTCAGACGATTTTTTGCAAAAACTGATACTATTCTATCATTTTTGGACTTATCAAAGGCTCAATATGCTTAGCATTGTTTATAAAATTTTAAGAAAAGTTTTATGGTTTATTTACGGTTTTTCGGAGATTTTGTAAGATATGCCCGGGCGCGTTGCTGATTTTGGACATGGCAAAAAGAAAAGGCAGCCGGAAAAGCTACCCTTTGTTTGAAAATATTCAATTACGTTCTTATTGCTTCTGAACCAGCTCGTAAACCAATGCGTCAATACGTTTTTCCATTTCGTCAAACTCGCAAGTCTCATTTTCCTGAAACTCTGGCATTAGTACATAACTTTCAAACGCTTTTGTTATGTCGTTCCACTTTCCTCCGGTCGCAAAAGACAAATCCCCATTTTTCAATATTGCAAAGCTATCAACATTCATCTGCGATTCAACCAATTTTCTAACATATACGGAAATCGGCTCACCGCTTGGCAACTTATAATTATCTCCTGTAAATTGCCATTGACTTCTAATTTTTATAATCTTTTTGAAATCATTTCTCTTCATGTTTGTTTCCTCTCTTCCTTGTTAGTATATAAATGTTGTCAAAATATTTTCTTGACTTTTGATCTATTATATGTTATTCTTAGCCACGTAAGTTTTGGAAGATTAGGTTTAGTACCTATTCAAATTTACGTGACTGTTGCCTGTGGATTATCCACAGGCATTTTTAAAACTTGTATTTGCCGGTTTCATCAAAATCAGATTCCTCAATTTCAATAATCTGATTTTCGGTTTCTCTCATAAATTTTTGATAATATGCTTCCCCATTCCGGGAACATATTAACTCATATAATTCCTTGTCGGATAGCTCTTTCCCATCCAGAAAATCATCCACTTTCCCATAATCAAGTTCGCCACTCTCATCTTTAAAATCGGCATCATCAAATGATTTCCCGTATTTTTCCAAGATTGCAGTATCATAAAGTGGAAAATCCGGATCACTAATTATTCCCCTTTCGTCCAGTTCATTAAAAAGCTCTTTGAAGCTTTCTGATTCCTGTTCGTATTTTACGAGTCCATTCACGCTTGTTGCTTTCCATTTAATCATGTTCTCTTCTCCTTTCGGTGCTCTATTTCTTTGATCTGTCTATACTATAACATTTTGTGCCTTATATGTCAACAGTTTTTTGTGCCTTATTTCAAAATTTTTTCGTCATGCTCCAGCTTTTCCGCTACTGCAAGCTTGATAAAGTCGTTTGCGCTCTTGTATCCAAGCTTCTCTATGCGATCCTTTGTGCCTTTTGCAAATCTGCAATTAACACGCTCAAACTTATCATCATATCTATAGATTGCGCGCCGTGTTGCTTCTGTTGTCTTACGTTCCATGCTCCGAACCTCTCTTTCTCTGTTTGCTATCATTATAATGTTTTGTGCCTTATAAGTCAAGGGAAAGTTTTCTTTCCTTATATAATGTTTCATGCGATTTTGTGCCTTATACATATTTCACAAGTAAAATTATGTTTTGTGCCTTATATTTTGTATATTATGCCTATTGCTTTTGTGCCTTATATTTACTATAATACAAGTATCAAATGAAGCACAGAAAATAAAAAGGCGGTCACTCCTACCAAGAACGAACCGCCACCAATCAAAAAGAAAGGTAGCTATATTATAGCACAGGTAAAAAGAAATGAGAAGAACAAACAGCAAAGAAGCAATGGAAGCAATTAAAAACGCAATCATGGAGAGCTACGAAGCAGCAGAGGAATATTACACATATGACAACAAGGAAGCAAAGACAGACTACAACGACATATGCAAAGACATTTTAACGGCTTTTGAGAACGAGAAAGTTAAATATGATTGTCAGTATAGAGCCGGAAGAATTAGTAAATATTCTTTGTTTTGCGACTGGATGGCAGGACTTCCTACAGCTTTCCCTATTTCTGACGATATTTTTCTTGGCTCTGCCGTTGATTGGCTTGCTGATATTTTAGACGAGACAGAAGAGGAAAAAGGCAGATATACAGAGGATAAGGCAGAAGCGACAGCATGTAATCTGCTTTACAGAGAGCTTACAAAACACGCTGCAAAAGCAAAATAATTAATTAGCAAGGTTGGCGCTTCCGGGGTTCGATTCCCCGGCTTGCTTTTACCGGGAAACTGGAAAAATTTGAATATGGAGGACTTGAAACCATGAAAAGAACGCTATACGAATTATTTATGGAATGCGATTGGAACGCCTGCCGTGTACCGTGGAGAATATACGGCGAAAACAATAAATTGATCTGCGCAAATTACGGCGCAGAAACCGGGAATGAATTTGACAATATGCAAGTAAAAAGCTACTCATACAACAAAAACAAGAATTATGTACGAGTTTATGTAAAGTAACCAACCGCCGCAGAGAATGCACGCCGGATCACTACCGGCGGCGGCTTTTACTCAAAAATGAGTAAATAAAAGGAAAAGAGGTAGAAACATGAGAAGTTATAGCGAACTTGTGCACGGTGCAGTTATCCAGGCGCGCGAAAAGCAAAAAGAAATTGAAAGACATACCGTTTTCACAATGCGCCACGATTCCGGCGCACATACTGTTACACGCTTTTATAAAAAAGGTTCTGCTATTTGGTGTGAAATGATTGCCGGATGTATTCGGGAAGATTCACGCGTTTACAAAGTAAATACAGATAAGCCATATATAAGGGATATGGGTAAATATTGGTATTTGTCGGAGCAGGAAAAGGAAACCGTGAAATACCTTTTGAATAATTAGGCGGTACCATTCCGCCTTTTCCGCGTGCCTGGTGGCGTTGCGTACCGGTTCGATTCCGGCGGCGTGGACTTATTAACCGATGGTCATATATTGGGACTGCATCGGGTTATATGGCGGCATATTGCCGTCACACGGCGCGCCGCAGCCGTAAATAATCGCGGTTGATCTGCTTTAATGCAGACGCAAGACACGCGGGAAAGCTCGTTTCTACCGTTCTATCATTAAGAGCGGCGGCAAGATCGCAAGCCGTCACTATTGCGGCACTTTGGAGCTTGTGCATCTCCAACAAAAAACAGATTGCACACCATTCCGCCGGATGCGGGCATATAACGCACATTGACAAATAAACACGATATAAGGAGGTATAAGTGTATGACCTACGATATTAAAGCCGATCACAACGGGCAAGCCGTGCGCCGGGTGGCGTATGGGGACTTGCAAGCGTGGCTGATCGTAAACCAACTATCGCGCGACGGATGCAAAAATATATGCATGAGTGAGCGCAGAACGTCTGGAGGTGGCAAGCATGGCAAAATATGAATATATCGGTAAAAGGGAGATTTTGCGCCGGGTGTCTGCCCTTGGCTATCCGATGACATCCGGCAAACTTTACAACTATTCAAGATTTGAAGGCGTGGAGTGGTTAGAATCTCCAGAATTAAAAATAACCGCCCAACGTGGCGGCGATTGGTTGCAGATCACGCAAAGACCGGAAAACATAACGCACACTTACAGCCGGTACGACGGGAAAAAGTATATTGACAAGTGGTAAAATGCGGTCTATGCTAGATTGTAACTATAGCCGGGCAAGCGTCTTCTGGCGTTTGCCTGTGATCGGCAATATCATCAAATATCATCAGTGCATTATCTATATATGGCATAGCATATAGTGTATTTGTGTTATTTGCGGAATGCCGCAGATAATTGCACGTTTGTTACACGTTTTTGGGAATCCGTGAAAATGGAATCTTGACCCCAAAAACGCTACCCCAGGGGGGTACAAAAAAATTACGAAATATTTTTTGGGGCGCGGAAAAAATTTTCTTTCGTGAAAATCAAAGACCGCGCCGCATAGTCACTTTTACTCAGCTCTTCTATCAGCTTTTCCCTAGTCATTTCCGGATTCGTCCGGTGCACGTACTGCAAGAGTTCTGAAATTTTATCCATTATGCAACAACCTCCATAAGTTCAATCAATAGTCTGTCTGCTATTTCAAATACTTCTCTTCCGTATGTAGCCAAAAAGTCTGCTACAATTTCCTCGGTATCAATATCCATGTATACATTATACGAAAGACAGAACGCATGACATAATTCGTGGCACAACACACGGTCAAGGAACCTTCCGCGTAAATCATCCGCAAGATATATCGTTTTCGTGTCCCTGTCGGTCATGCCTACCGTTCTGCTTCCGTCACTTCTCTGTAGCATATCGCTGTAACGCGATACTTTGACCAAATTCCATATTTCATTGTTTATCGTGAACAATTTACCACCTCGCAAACAAAGAGGGCAAAATGCCCTCTCCATTACATTTTCGTAACAAGCGTAGTCAGCTTTGTCTTGGTCAACTGTTTCTCTTCTGGGGACATGCCGGAAAACAGTTCGGTCACATCTTCTGAAAGAGATTTCATGTACTTTTCGAGTTCTTTCATCTTTGCGTCCTTATCTTCCGGTGAATTTCCGTTATGCATTTCCTTTGTCTCCATGTAGCTTCTCCGACTCATACCGGCTCTGCCTTCTCTTGTATCGTGAGTACCGGTACTCATGCCGTTATTTCCGCTCATAGGCTCTGAATAGTACATCTTTCCCATACTCATTCTGTCAAGGTCTCTCATTCGGTCGTATTCCGGCATTCTCTCCCATTCGTGGTAATCTTCCGGCATCTGATGATAATACGGCGGTTCTACATATCCTCTGCGTGTCCCGCGTCCTTTCGGTGCGAATCTTCCATTTGAGTACCGGTACTCATTATAGTATCTTCTTCCCGGATAATCTCCAAATTCTTCCACCATGCGCATGATTTCTTCATTTTCAGACTTTTTCATGGCTTCAACAATGTTATAGTCCTTGTCAAAGCATACGATGTTCTTTGCAATCTCCGTCCAATCCTTGAGATCATCAAGGTTTTGTCCCTCAAAATTCTCGATTCCGATGCCGTCAACGTGGGCTTTCACGCAATCCATAATCTGTTTCGCAAACTTATGCATAATATCAAGCCTCCCTTACTGCAATCAAATTACTGTTCTGAACCTCGATAGCCTGTGTGGACGTATTCTGCACGGCTACGGTACTGCAACAACCGCAAGGCACATCAACATATGCTTGTGCTGATACATTAAAGAAATTCTCAACTGCCGCAGGGGTAACGATCATCTTTGTTGACTGTAAAGGCTCTCCGTCTACTGCAATGGCAAGCGAAATCTCTCCAACTGTACCGCCTGTCGGGATCTGAATGTTGCCGGAATACGATACCAAAAATCTAGCCTTGCACTGATTTGTGATACCTCTTAGCTTGATAATTCCACTTCCCTGTCTGTGTACGATACATTTTGTTCCATTTACTGCTGTTTCTGTGAATGCCACATCTTCTCCAGCAGCAACGGTTTGTAATGCAATTCCTGTTACTTCCATTATTTTTACCTCTCTTTCACAAAATAAGGGCAAACATTATAGTCTGCCCTTTGATTATAAGTAATACTGCTTAGCAGACATGATTGAGTTAAACTCAATTAAGATACTCAATTATTTAGTTTTAGCAGTTACAACCGGCGTTGCATCCACATCCATATGCATAAGCATTTGGGTTAGGTACGACATATGCCGGGATTGCAGCCGGATTTACTGCATTGATAATCTGCTGTGTCTGAGCTGCCATCTGAGTTGTAAGTAATGCACTCTGGCGATCCTGTGAAGCCGCTCTGCGAAGGTCATTATTTTCTGCCTGTAAGCTAGAGATTTTCTCATTGCAGAGATAATCGAGAATAGCGCGTGTTCCTGCATTCTGGCTGTCGATAATGTCTCTCGTGTTGCTGTTCATGGTGTTCTGCAACGCGCAAGTGTTAGTTGCCATGTTGTAGTTTACGCCTTGGATAGCTTCTCTTGTTTCGCAGCAGCAGTTTGCAAGCTGTGACTGTAATGCGTTTGTATTCTGCATATTAGCGACTGTATCAGCATTGATAGCCTGCTGAATGCCGAATCCGGTCTGCAAAATGTTTGTGTTGATGCCGTTCATGCCGGTTTGCACAGCATAGAATCCGTCACAAAGTCCGTTTGTGATTCCGTCAAGTTTTGACACAACCGCCTGATTATCAAATCCACGCTGGATTTCGCTTCCGACACCACCATTCATTCCGTTTCCTCCGAATCCGTTACCGAATCCACCCCATCCGAAGATAGCGAAGATAACGATAATGAACCATAACCATGAGCCTTCTGCGCCCCATCCGTTGTTATTTCCGTTTCCGTCAATGTTTGCTACAAGCGGAACAGATGCACAATTACCTGTGTTAAACATAGAATTTACCTCCATAATTCATTTTTATATACATAATCTTGCAAGAATTAGTATCACATTCCTAATTGGCTTTTAAACGACTCAAAAGCCTTATCTGCGTCAATTCCCTTTTCTTTGCACAAATTCCTAGCCATCTGCTCGATGCCCTTGGAATCTCCCTTTTGCGCCATCTGCATAGCATTTCTAGCCATAGGGTTGTTCATTACGCTGTTGTTCCCCATCATTTGTTGTAAAAACTGCTGTGGGTTTCTCATACCTTGTAACATCTGCATAGGATTCATTAAGACTCACTCTCCTTTTGTGTTCGTGAAGATTTTCTTTGCGTTTGCGAAGATAACTTATCTTCCAACTCTTCCATCTTTCCAAACAAACAATCCAATTTGTCAGTAATAGCCCTTGTCGCATCGTCAGATAGCCCTATTTCAATTCTTTTATCATCACCCGAAGAATCTGCCATCTGCTCATTAAAAGGCTTGTAAACGGTCTTTCTGATTGTTCCATTGGCATCCCATTGTTTTGCTACGATTGCGCTCATGTCCTGCATCGGGAAAAACGCAACGCTTCCATCCATAGGCACATCATTTGCCATAATTGCCGATTCCGACTGTACTACTTTTCCTTGGATTCCAAGAAACTGCGGTTGCATCTGCGGAATCTGCGGCTCTGGCTGTTGAAACCTCTGCATTGGGTTGTACTGATATGCGGCATAGCTTGGGTTTGGGTTAAATGCCATATTCTGATTTTGCATCTGATACATTCTCTTCCTCCAATACTTCCTTGATTGCGTGAATCATTGCTGACTGATACACAAGCGGAACCTTTGACACATCTTCTCTTATTAAGATTTTTTCAAGAATTTCATCCGTAAATAACATTCCGCATCCCTCCTATGCTTATATTTTTGCATAAAAAAATACGGTTCTTCCGCAAAAAATAAGCAGAAAAACCGCATAAAAAAAGAACGCCCAAAGCGTTCCAAGTCTACCATTTTCAGAAAAGAATCTAAAGCACTTGTGCAGACTCCTTTCTTTTGTGTTCAGTTTTTGAGTACCATTTTGAGTACCAAAGTTTTTTAAGACGCCGCAAACACAGTGTTTATGCGACTTTTAAAACAGTCCGTACGGGAATCGAACCCTAGAGTAATTGCCTTGAAATGGCTTAAAATAGCCATTCTTTCAATTTTTCTTTGAGTACCTTTGAGTACGAGGGACTCATAATGCTTCGATTAAGTCAAGTTCCTGTCTCTTTTCCTCAATTCCGGTACGATCAAAATAATAATGATCTTTTGTGCAACTAATGTCTGTATGCCCCATAGTATCAAGGATTGTGGATTCTTTCACTTTTCCGTCGAGCAAGATACTTCCATACGTCTTACGTATTTTGTGCGGAGATTTCACTTTCATTCGCAGTTCATGTTCACAGATATACCGCAAACGTTCACGAAAGTTGTAGGATTTCAACCGTTCTCCGTCTCTCTCGAATAGATATTCCCCGAAGGGATTTCTCTTTCGTACTTCATCAAGAATCCATTTGTACTTATCCGGCAATATGGCAAATCGCAATCCGGCTTCTGATTTCGGAAAATCTTTGACCTCATAGTGAAAACCATCATCATCCCGGTAACGTGTCTCTGTAGAATTGATAGCAACCGTGTAGTTTTCAACATCTTTACGCTTTAATGCCGACAATTCACCGACACGGACTCCTGTCTTAAACATGAATAGCAACCCAAGGTTTACGATATCCAAGTGATTCCTTAAGTACATCTCCATGCGTTCCTTTTCATCCGGCATATATACTTGGTCTTTTGCCTGCCGGACTACGTGCTTAAACGCTTTTGGCGATATATCCATATCTTTCAGCGTGTATGTAATGGAAAACTTAACATACTTTTTCCGCTTGGCATACTTAAAGATTCCATAGATAAGCGTCCGGAAATTTGAGAATGCCTTGGAAGTCATATTGAAATCATGGATGCTATTTCGTATAAACGTTTCAAGCTCGCATTCGTCTACACTTTTGATTCTCTTATCCTTGATGCCATCAAAGTATCTCTGAAAGTCCATTAAGTATCTGTCATAGGTTGCCCTGCTGATTTCTTCAAGCTCCAGCTTTTGTGAAATCCAACGGTTGAAAATTTCCTCTACTGTAGGGTCATCCTCTTTCTCTTTCCAATAATCAATGATCTTCTGCTCGACCGCTTCTCTGCGCTTTGCCTTGATTTTACGTCTGCCTTTTACTTCATCCGGCAGATATGAGTACCAGTTCTCATCCTTTCCTTGATAGATTTTATAAGGGTTTTTGTTGAGTAATTTTTCTCTCTTTTGCATAGTGACTTGCTTCTGCACAAGTGCTATGTCGAGAATACCACTATCAACGGCATATTTCAACAGTTCTTTTTCATCCAATCAAATACCCCCGTTCTTTCTATTTTATCTTTTATATCTCTCACTCTGTACTCTATCGTTCTTAGTGATAGATTTTCTTTTGTGGATATTTGCTTTTGTGAAAAACCACGGCAGAGAAGAGAGAAAATCCTCTCCTCTTCTTCCGTGAAATTGGCATTTTCTTTGATTTGTTCAAGTTCTGGCTTAATGAATTTTGTAAATTTCATAAGCCATTTCTCCTTATTTTATTGGTTGATATTTAGATTTTTTAATGTGGGAAATCTAATAATAATTGATAAAATCTATAAAACTATTGTTTTTTCCATATTTCTTCATCAAGAATATACTGTCTGATAAATCTATCTGCATACTGTGGGTGTATCATACTGCGTTCTGTTTGCGATAAATTACTCCAAGTTTTAGGTTCAACCCAATCCAACGCTTCAAAAATAAAATTGAATTTCGGTTCAAAATTGAAAAACCAAAATTGAGTAGGTTTCTTAAAGTAATCTCCATTCTTTCTTCGGTTTTTATCAATCACTTTCGGTTTAACGCACCAATACCGGGTAAGATAATGTTGTTCCCCAGCCGGATTTTCCAAAATCATTCTCAATCCTTTTCTTTCGCAAATTATTGCAAGTTTAGTAACTAATAGATAATTACGATGTAACTCTGTATGAAGTCGCAAATCTTTTTCTAACTTATCCAACAAGGTCATATTCTTATCTTGTTTTTGTTGACCCAGAAAGGATAAAAGTATTTGTGCTTCAAACCTAGTGCAAGGGAAAAATGCAAATATCAAATCATCAGTACTTATCTTATCAAATAAACTCGGATCACCTTGATACCCCCTATCAATCTCTTCGAAAAGGTCAGTAACATAGTCGGTTTCGTTAAATTCATTCTGAATATCATAGTCGTAGGCTTCAATACCATACTTCTTGAAAGCGTTCTTGAATGTTCCTGACTGTTCAAATAAACAATGTACTATCATACTGCACCTCCTATAAAATCACTCAATCTCATTTGCGCCATTTCGGTATCTAACCTCTGCTTTGATACTTTGTAATAGTATTCGTCAAGCTCAAACCCGACAAATTTATGATTTGTGTTATAGCAAGCTATCAAGCTACTCGCACTGCCTACATGAGTATCAAGGATAATGTCATTCGGCTTTGCATATCTGCTTAAAATCCATTCGTACAATGCAACTGGCTTTTGATTTGGGTGTATTCTTTTCTCGTTTTTACTTTTGTCGCCTTGCATTAAATGACCTTCTGAAATACTCTTTCCCTGTAACATTCCATTCCACATAAATGATATTTTTCTTACTGCAGTATCAAACGAAGTCCAAGCAAGTTCACAATCTGCAAAATCTGTGTTTCCATTTACTTTATCCCAAACAATCCAACAACTGCTATCGTATGGAATTTCGCTTATAAAATGATTTGCACCCCATATAATTTGGTTTTTTGATACTCTAAATAATTCCCCAAAATAATCTTTATTCGGGTGTTTGCTATCATTTCCGATATAATCCTTATAATCAGTAGGCTTTGCTAATTTACCCCTGCTCTTGTTTTTACCCCCGCTTTCTCCAATCCCATAAGGCGGGTCTACAATCGCAAGGTCAAAATATTTATCGGGAAATTCTTTCATTCCTTGCATACAATCCATGTTGTAATATCCAAAATCTAACATTTGCGCTCCTTTATAAAAAATCACTTATATTCATTTGACTGTCCTTTTCAAATACAAGCATTTCATTTTTTGCACGCTCGTAAAAGTTTCTGTCAATCTCGAATCCGTATGCACTTCTGCCAAGTTCTGCGGCGGCTCTTAGCGTGCTATCGCATCTGCAACAAGGCTCATTATCTCTTGAATTGCTGTTGTTCTGGCAGTTGCAAGAAATCTTTTCTTCACTATCATCAAATGCCTTTAAAAACATTTCAGCAATTTCTTTTTCGTATCTACCACACATACCTTTGCAATCAATATCCGCAATGACCCTCGAAAAGAAATCTTTGAATTTGTCAACAATGTAATCTCCTTCGAAATCTTTAGGTATGTTAATTACTACTTTCATTTTCTCCGCCTCCAAACTCTTTAACTCTTGGTTCATATGGTTTAGGCAACTTCATCCACGCCTTTACACAATCTGTAATTTGCGAATAGGAATAGTCCTCAAAGTAATCACACACTTCGTACCAGCCTTGCGGAATCCAATATGAATCATCCTCTTCTGAATATTCCCAATCGTTAGGAACGCCATCACACATATTCCATCCCATATCTTCAACAGTGCAATGATGATATGGAAAGTACACCGCCTTAACCACTCTCCTATAAAGTTTTCCACCATATCCTATACGCTCTACCGTTACCAAAACTTCATCTGAACAATTTTTAATCTTACATTTGGGTACTGTATTTTTATTCCATTGAGCCATTTTCTACACCTATCAATTCTTTCAGTTTTGCTTCTGCTTTTTCTTCTGTGGAAAAATACTTGCAGTTTTCTTTGTCGATGCTTTCAATCTCATATATCGTAAGCTCTCTTATAGGTCTTTTCATAACCATTGCACAAAATAACCTTCTTCACAGTTGGAATAATATGAATTAGGATTTTCGCCATAGCACGAATACAAGGTTTTTAAGGATTTTTTCTCGTAATTCTCTTTTACTAAGATTCCGACCGCTGTCCGTTCTGTCAATCTCTCCATGCCTATTCCTCACTTTCTGCCAACTTTGCCATTTTCCAATCGGTGATATCACTACTGCACGCACTCCATGATGTTGTTCCTCCACTCCATGCGTACACTATTCCGTTCTCGTATTTTGAAAAATATCTTTTTCTCCACGCATCTTCTTCGCTATCTCTTACCAAAATCGGCGTATCGACTGCAACCTTGTTCCAATCAACAGGTGGCTCAACATACTCTGAATTAAGCCATTCACGGAAATTATACGTACTTCCTTTGCACGAATCCAACCCATAAAAATCACACTCTTCACATTTAGTTTCTCTGCAAAGTGCAGGCTCTCCATTTTTTAATACTAACTTTCCTGTGTTTACCGCAAGTTCTATGATCTCATTTCCGTATTTTTCTTTATTCGTCATATTAAACCTCCAAATCGCATACAAACTTAATCTCATTCGCCAAACTCTGCGCTATCATCGGCACGGTCAACTGGAACTGCTTGTAATTAGCCAGTGTGTCAATGTAGTCGATGAACTTGTCCGTGAACTGCTGTAACTGCTTCGCTGTTATCTTAAACTCCTTTTTCAGAATCGTAAGTGTCAGTGCAAAATAGTTAAACAACGATGCACTGGAAAGCCTGTATGCTTCACGCTCAATACAAAATCCTTTCTTTGCATACATGTTCATTAACTGTCTCTGCGGAATTTTTCCGACTTCCTCTTTGATGTCGATTCCGTATTTGTCTTTCAGGTAAACAGTCAAGTCCTTTCCGGTATTTCCACCGGATGCTGCTTCATCTAAGTAGGTTTTCAAAAAATCCTGCAACCGGATGATTCTTGCCTGTCCGAAACCGAATTTGTCATGCAGAATTATGTACCCAATCACGACAAAATCTTTGTATGATTTCGCTATAACCTTATCGGCATTTCTCTTTTCAAAATCATTTTGCCCGATAATCCGCATTTCCTGTTTTGTGTAAAATGCCGGCTTTTTATTCCGTCTCAACGCATTGCTCATTTCTTTGATTTCTCCTTTCTGTATGTGATTTCCAGCCATGCAAAATGGCTCAATACAAGCTGTCTTGCGCGCTCTTCAATCTCCATGCCTTTGTATTTGTTTATCAATGATTCTCCGGCTTTTACAACTTCATCCCACCAAGAATCAGTGCTGTCCGGTGAATAGTATTTCTGAATGAATTGCCAATAATCCATAAATACTTGCCATTCTTCCGAACCCTTTTCGATCTTTGCACTTGCCATAGCCACTACCTCTAAAACGGACAATCGCCATTGTATGGCTTGAATCCGTCCCCACGTTCTTTCTTTTTTATCTCCGCAACAACATCATCAAACGGTTTTTCGATTTCAACAAACTTCATATGATCTCCATCAAACTCCATTGCTTCACGCATTGTCATTCCCTGTCTGTTCTTCTCGATTTTTACACCCTTGGCTCCCTTGTCATTGTCTGACAGATTCCACAGCATAATTATGTTTGACGCATCCTGTTCGATTGCCCCGGATTCCCTCAACTCTGCCATGGTAGGCTCTTTTGTGTCTCTGCTTTCAGATGCTCTTGTTATCTGTGAAAGTGCTATTACATGCGCGTTTAAGTCTCTTGCAACCGATTTTAAACCTCTTGAAATTGATGCTACTTCTTCATTTCTTCCAGAATATCTGTTATCCGGCATAAGCAATTGTAGATAGTCAACAACGATAACATCAAAATTTTGGTGTCTACATTCTGACTTTATCTCTCTTGGAGATACAGTGCCGGACGCAACCCATAATTGATAATTACTCATTTCTTCATTTGCTTGGTTAAATTTTTCCTGTTCATCGCCAAGAAACGCCTTTGCTCTTCTGATTCTCGTTAAGCCGATTTCCGCAATCCTTGAAATAAATCGCTCATACACCTGTTTGTCAATCATCTCCAAATTGAAATATGCGACTTTAAGTCCTTTTTTTGCCATATTCCCAATAATCTGCGTTGTGAGTGCGGATTTTCCGACTGCAGGCCTTGCGGCAATTACTGTTACATCACCGCGTTCAAGGTCTCCAAGTGCATCATCAAGTTGCGATAACCCGATTTTTATACCTCCCTCTCCTACACTTTCGTTGAAATATTTGTCTTTATTCTCAACTGAAATCTGCTTAATTGGTTTTAACTTTACTTCCTTTCCCTCTTGTAAATGTTCAAGTCTTGTAAGAAGATCGCTGATTGTATCATCAATGTCGCATGGCTTTAAGCTGGATTTCTGATACATGTCGCGAACCGTTCTTGCTTTGTATTCTTTCGCAACCGCATCGGCATAACTTTTAACCATGGTTGAAGTGATTGTCCCGGTAATACAGGATTTCATCAATTCGCTAATCTGTTCCTGTGTGTATTTGTGGTTTTCAAGTGCCATTGATAAAGACATGGGATCAATGCTTTCATTCCGGTCATACATAGCAAGCATTTCTTTGTATGTATCCTGTGCAAATTCCGAACTAAACATTTCCGGTTTCAGTGTTCGCCAGATGTTATTTAGCACATCATTGTCAATCAGTACGCACCCGATCACTCCAAATTCTGCTTCTGTCAACTGCAATCACCTCGTTTCTCCGCGATCTGCAACCAATAGTCACAATCATTTTTCAGCCAATCAACATATTTTGGAATGTATCGAAAATCCGTATCGTCTGGATTCTTTTCTTGATAGTCACTCAAATATGCCTCTGTGGCTTTGTATAACAGCCGTGCAATGTCTGGTCGGTTCTCTTCGATAACTTCTAGCACTTTATCCATCCAAGCCGTTTTAGAGGTACTGTACGCTGTTTTCTTGGGGTATATACTAAAAGTCTTTTTCCATGCATCGTCAAAATCAAAAAAATCTCCGGAATCGGTCGACGGCGAATTTTCTTTTATATTTTCTTTATCTTTATCTTCTTCTTTTCCTTCTTCTTTATCTGAAACAGCGACGTCAGACGATTTATCGGGCGATTTTTGCTCAATTAGGTTTTTCTGCTTCTTTCTCCGGTTCTGTTGATATAGCCTGTCACGTTCCTTTTTCTTCTCATAAGCGTCAAGCGTTTGATGCTTATTCCAATTCGGAATCGTTATCACGTTGTCAACGACTTCAATCATTCCAAATTCTTCAAAGGTCTTAAGCGCAAGCCTTACCGTGTTCAAATCTCTGCGGAAAATGGTGGCAAGCATTTCATCCGTGAACGGCAACTTGTTGCTCATCATAAACACACCGTTGTTATTCTGTTTTCCGGCAAGAATAAGAAGTTTGAACCAAATCGTAATGATGCTATCCGCACTCGGCATACTCTCAATCAGTAGAATCTTTTCATCATCAAAAACATCTGTTGTGATTTTAATCCACTTGACTTCTGCCATTTAATCACTCTCCTCATATGTATTTTCAGAAATCAAAGCCATAAACTTCTCATACTGTTTTTCAGAAACTTTGTTGCCCTGTTTCTCCGGCTTCAAACGGATTTCAAGGTGCTTTTCAGCTATATGCGATAATTCCTTGGCAAGGCTCTTTTTGCCCTGCTTAATGCCGTCATAATAGCCTTTTGCCGGACGGTAATCATCAATCTTAGCTTTACCCTCGCCCTGTGATCCACTCGTCTTATTCCGAAGCTGATAACCTTTGTCTGCATACAGTTTAATAATATACTGCTCCTTCTCGTCCAGCTCATTTTCTGGATAATGCGCGCAACCAACTTTCCAACCATATTTGTTGTCTTGCGAAAACAGACCGTGCTTTTTCAGCGAAAGATCAATGTGCTGATACCCAACAAGATGTTGTGCAAGCCTTGTCAAAATGTGTTTCGCCTGTCCCACGTAGGCATACCGGAAGCCATACTCGTCAACCCTTACTAACGAGTAAATTCCGCTTTCATCATCCAGCTTTGGGTTCACTTCCAACCAACGTTTTTTGTTCTTTGCTTCGATGGCTTTTGCTTGTCTAAATTTCTTATAGTCCACACAATCACTTCCTCTCTAACCGTTCCATGCTCATTTGAGCCACAAACTTTCCGTAACTCATTCCGGAAGCGCGTGCCATATGATTCACAGCCTTGATTGCATCATCCTTTTTCTTTGGCTTTCTCAATCGTTCTTTAACGTCAACGCTGATGCAGTCTTGGCAATCAACTTTACGTTCATCTATCGTCATAAACAGCCTGCCACATTTCGGGCATATTCTTGTATACACAATTCTTCCAGCCTTTTTAAAATTTTTAAACTGTGCGTATCTTTTTGCGCATTTTGGTCTACAGTATTTTTGATCTGGTCGCTTCGGCTCAAATTCAGCCATGCAGTATTCACATAATTTCAATTTTTACCTCCAATCTTTTGTAAGGGCGGTACGGTAAACGCACCGCCAAGACATGGCTTTCAATAAGCTTGTGATAACTATTATTCGCCATGCGTTAGAATGGTTTCTTTCGCTTTTCAGCTGGTGTTTCAACCTAATGTTTGTTTTTCTCGAACTCTTCAAGTGAATTAAAATACTCACTGCCTTTGATTTCGTCGAATCCCTCTTGTTCTGGTGTAATGTCATCATATCTTGATGTATACATTCTCAAATACATTTTCCCGTTGTATTCGAATCTCGAAACCGAGTAACCGCCCATATGCAATTCCCTGAAATAATCTCCCACTCTAATCGGATGATTATTGATTACAATGTTTCTCTCGATACACAAGTTCTGGAACTCTTTTAGTGTCTTACTATTCGCTCTAAACTTCCGCATCATCACATCCGAATCGTAAAACAGCTTGACAGGCTTTAATAATTCCCTTCCGAATTTCTGATTGTTTTCCTCGCAAGACTCGATATACAATCGAATCTCGCCCTTTTGAAAATCTTTAAAAGGTTCATTGATCGCGCCATCACCGCAAATTTGATAGCATTCGCCGGCAATCCCTTTCTTGTCAAAGAACTCATTTATTAGTTTCCGTCTTTCCTCTGAATGCTTTTTAAAATCTCTAATCTCTTTCAAAAACCGCTCGTTGGATACGATATAAAATTTCTCCATACTTTCTCCTTTCAGAACGGACAAAGGTTCATGTCAACCTCTAGTCCTTTTTCTGCAACATAAACATTCGCTCCGTATTTAATTGTTTCTTTCGTTCGTTGTAGGAATAACGCGGGATCTCCGCTTGTGTCCGATAAGTGTATTAATACGACATTCCGTAAAGCTGGATTGTCGTTCTTCTGAATAAATTTAAGTGCCGTATCAAGGCTCATATGACCTCTTAAACGGTGTCCGTAATTTGGCTCATTCCGGTCTACCAAGTCCATGCTGTAATTGGCTTCAACCATGATATGCTCAATATTCAGCTTTGAAAAATTGTACTTGCAGTATTCTAAGTCCGTTAAGAACAACAACTGCCCCATTTCCTCATGCTCGATTAAATAGCCGTAGCACTCAATTTCTGTATCATGCGGTACATTGAATGGGGTAACCGTAAAACTGCCGATTTGCCGTGGTCTGCGCGGTGGAATAGGTGCTGTACGTTCTCCGGTTATGGTTTCAAGTGCGGTCTGCGTTTCAAAAGCCGTGTAAACCGGAATGCCGGATTTCATGAAATCTTTTATGTATCGCGCATGGTCTCCTAACCATGCTCATGTGAGACGATGCATCCTGCGACATCAGAAATACGCCAATCAATCATTTTCTTAAAGTCCATAAATTTCACACCTGCTTCAATGGCAAGAATCTCACCACTGCTGCTGATTAAAGCGTAACTGTTGCCTGCCGATGATGAACCGCAACAACGCATAAGCATTTAAACCACCTCACTTTCTTAATACTTAATATTCATATTTCCGTGTTCGTTTACCCAGTCAATAGCTTCTGCGTATGTCACGCCATTATTTTTCAAGATATATAGCAGATTATGAAATTTAGGGTGTGTTTCTTTCAGCCTTAAAAATCTGCTTTCTTTCTCTAAGTGACATCCGAATCCGCACAGTACACAACCTGTTCTTTGGCATCCTGTTGTTTTCAACAATGGTCTTTCTTTGTCAAAAATCCCAAAATCCGCAAACGACATCTGATTCTCACATTGTCCCATAGCTTCATAATCTGTGACCACATATCCGTAAACAGAACATATTGGAAAATAAAATTCGGTATTTTCGACACTCGCTCCTGTTTTCTTGTATACAATCCTATTTCCGTAAAACATCTTATCATCGCTCATTCTGACTTCAATCATGCGTTTCGCATTCTCTTTGATATAAAGTAACACATCCTGATCAGTCCAAAAGCTCATAGGGTTGCTATGTGGTCTTTTAACATTAAAAGCATTACAGCCATCCTGCAACCATTTCTGCGTACGCATAACACTTTCGCTTGCCATAGTCGCTATAATAGGCTTTCTGCCTGTTTTCTTTTCGTAATCGTGCGCAGGCTTTTTCTTCATAATGTCACAACATAAGTCGCTTATTTCGAATGGTGCATCAAGAAAGAATTTATATTTTTCTTGATTAAACTGACTATAATTGCCTTTACTATCTGTCAGTTCTCCATTCAGTCTGCGTAACCTATATTCTGAACCGCTAGGGATAACCCCCATCTGCAAACTCTTGTACTGTTCGTTTTGCTTGTTTATTCTCCTGTCTATTCCTAACAGGTCTGCCATATAGCAAGCATACGGAACCGTCTGTCTGTCTGTCTGTCTGTCTGTCTGTTAAGATTGTGTTGTTAGATTTTTGACTGTCAAGGTATTTAACATATTTTCTCGCACCGCTTACGCAATTTGACACTTCCTTGCTAATCATCGGAAATCCATACTTTTCACAAACCTTTGCAAATGAAATCTTTGGCTTCAAAATCACAAGGTTATCAAAAGTCTTGGCAAACTCCTTTAACTCTGGATATTGTGTCGGAACATCTACGAACACAAAAGGAATATTTTTATATCCGCAAACTTCTCTGATTATGTGTCCTAAAACTGTGCTATCCTTGCCACCGCTAAATGACAGATACACTCCATCTTCGCCAAATTCATTAACCCATTCATTTATTCTACGTGCAGTCATGCTTATTTTTGCAGAAAGCGGAAGTGACTGCATCTGATATAAGTCTGACATTGTATGTTTTCCCATACCCTACTCCAATTCTTCCTCTGTAGGAAACTGAAAGATAGCATTGCTAATGCATTCTATTTTTGACGGCTGATTTTCTGTTTGCACCATAATACCGCATTTCTTTAATCTTTCAAATTTCTTTGCCACATCTTCCGAAACATCAACATTCTGCATTACGATAGGCATACCGATATATGCATATCTAAGCATTTCCATGGCTTTCTTTGCTTTTTCTTCCGTGGAATATTCAGCAATTTGCATGTCATCAGTAAGTGGCTCCACACCTGTTAAATTTTTGTTCAGAAAATAAATTCTTGACTTAAATCTCTGAATAATCACCTCTTCATATGGCATATCAAGCGTTCCGTCCTGCGATATAACTCTCATAGAAAACCTCCTCATCTAAAAAACAGAAACCAAATAAGTGCCACGAATGAATCAATGAGTGCGGCTATAAACACGATTGCAACAACAACCCTACCAAAAGTGACCTTGTAAGGAATGCCGAGAGCATGACGTATTTCTTCTGCTGGACTAATGCCGGAAGCAACAAACTTTCCTATAACGAAAAACAACACCCATAACAAAATTGCAATTTTAACAAAAATCATAATTCATATCCTCCTAATCTTTCATAAAGTCCGGTACGTTCTCGTCATTCTCAACGGCTTTCTCCGGCTCGACTGCTGCACCGTCGGTCGCTTCGGATTCAGCTACGACAAACGGCTCTGAATTGGCGTTTTCGGAAATTTCTTCCTGTGCCTGCACATAGGTTTCATCAAGCTGATTGAATGACTGCTTTGCTATGCTATTGAAGTCCTTGCGATACTTCTTGATTGCATTGTTGCGCATTTTACGAACAATCATTGATTCCGGTGTGTCAATCCATGCCGCGCTGATATAAGGCTTTGCAACTTCACATCCCAACATTTCATCAACGGTTGCGCATTTTCTCAAAGCATCGAAAATCTCCTCTTTCTTAGCCTTGATTTTGCCTAACTGTTCAGCAGATGCCTTGTAACGATTCTGGCAGATACCAAAAGTCTCATTCATCAGATTGTTTCGCACATGGGCAAACAGATTGACTTTTACACCGTCTCTCTCTGCAATCAGATACTGAAATGTGCCGTCCTTTAATTTCAGAGGATAAACAACACGGACAACTTTCTGCGACTGTCCCATTTCTTCCCACTCTGGCGGTGTCATTTCGATACCTTTATGTTTTGGATATGAAAACTCGTCCCCATCTTTAACAAGCCAACAAGGATATACGGTATCTACATTCTCTCCATAATTACGAAGTAATGCATCGTTGCCGTCTCCCTCAATTCCCATTTCTACAACCTGCACATAGTTGCCTCCGGACTTCTTTGTCCTAAGCTGAAAATAGCACTCTCTCGGCACTGCATTTGCATTAAGTTTAAGACTTGCGCACTGACCGACAACCTCACGCAGATTTGATGTATCAAGTCCGTTTAAATCCTTGATTTTATCGCTATCCTTAACAAGCTGATAAATGCTTGTCATAGCTGACATGGCGCACTGCTTTGAATAATCATCATACGGCACACCGCATAACTCAAAATCCTTTGTAACAAGGTTCGTGATTGAATTAGTCCACTGGCTGACCGCAGTGTTGACTTCCTGCATCTCTAAACTGTTTTTCTCTGCCATAATTACTTACCTGCCCTTTCTGATTTAATGTACTTAATACAATCCACCGTTTCTCCGTCTTTGATTTCCTTATGCCGTCTGTTCAGAATGATGAGCCACTCAAAATTATTGTTGCTAAATCCCCTGTTGAATTTGCTTCCGCTCACTCCCATCACAAACTCCGAATTATCGTATTTCACAATCGAATGTTCCCCTCTGAATGAAACCTGTCCGTTGTCCTCAATGGCATATAAATTTACTGTATCTCCAACGCTCAAATTTTCCCCTGTAATGTCACAAATGTTCGTTTCTTCTCCGATACGTCCGTAGTCGACAGTTCCATCCGGCTGTACTAAATGTGGCTCAAAGTCCACTTCCTTTTCTTCCGGTTCATCACCGGACTTCTTTGTATTGTCCGCATCCTGTAAAATGCGGTTGTAATCTTCTTTCCCAAGCTCGTGCTTTAAAACCTCTAACAGTGACACGAACTCTGCCATTACAACCGGTTTAAAACCGGTTACCTCTACTGTTCCAAAATCTGATTTAATCATAATTTATTCCTCACTTTCTCCGGCATCTACCGGCTCTTCATACTTCTTCACAACCGCCACCTTATCAGCACCGTAGGTATCCACCCACTTCATATCAACTGATTCATCTGTAACCGTAAGCTTTGCGCCTTTGGCATTTACAACCGTGTCACCTGCTTTCACAGAATCCTCGGTGCGATACACGTAGCTTCTTGTACTGTTTGGAAATTTCGCTTTGATATACTGCATAATTACCTCTCCTTTTTCACATATCCATTTGACAAATTTTCAAGAATACGCAAAAGTCTTTCGTTTGTTTTTGAGGCTTTTTCAAGTTCTCCTATAAGTTTATATTCATTATGCTCAAGGTTATTTACCTTTGTTCGCAAATCCGAGTTTTCAGCCTTCAATTTTTCAATATCATCCATGTACACGACCTCTCTTTCCTTTATTTCTCATATCTTTCTCGCAATACGGAAGAGAACAATGTCCGGCTCTTCCCCAGAACCCTTTACTTGCACTCTTCCAACGCTTGCATGACATACACCGTGCATCCGGCTGTGTGATGTTGTTTCCGATTCCTATTCTCGACATTCAATATCCCCGCTTTCTTAGTGAAAATCCGCTTCCGGTTCTTTTTCCGGTTGAATATAACTGTCATCATATTCCTTATCAATAACGATAGCCGTTCCAGCTCTGGATAATCTCAAGAGTAGCACCTCAAATTCACTCAAGTTTCTAAGTGACGAAATCGTCAAATCCTTATAGGAAGAAAGTGTATATGGTTCTTCTTTTCCGTTGCCCCATATCCGCTTTGACACAGGAATTTCAACATTCAGTTTTTCATCATGCTCATTTTCAAATGTGATAACTGCTCTTTGCACACTGCTCCATGATGGCTTATCTTCCAGCTCAAACCGCATTTCACATTCCACGGATTGATAAGAAACGCCATCATCGTAATCAATGTCTAAATCTTCTGTGTCAATATCCCTTTCGCATTGTTTAATCCATGCCTTGAACAAATCCGTAAGTTTGATTTCTTTCTGCTCCGGCTCCACCATAAGGTCTTTAAAATTCTCCAGAATCTTTTTATTTCCAATACAGAAATCCGAATTAACAATCTCTGTTAAAACAGAATCAAGTTTGGGAAGATACTCTGAAAAATCATAACTCTCAATGTATGGAACCATGACTTCTTTTACCTTTTCCTCAATGGCATGCTTTGCATCTCCCCAACGAAAAGCATCTTCGATTGCTCCCACCAATGCATTCATAAATTTTTCTTTGACAATTTCACTTACTTCATCCGAAGATAAACTTTCCGATGCTATTTTCAATAATTCTTCTTTCATTTACACACCCTCCACTTTCAACTGCTTATCCTCTGATACTGTCAGAAGAATTAACTGTGTATCAACAGCCGGTACATATTCATCATTGATACTTTCTGCACCATCAAGGAAAATCGGAACATACATATTAAAGAACTTCTGAAAACTGTTGCAAATATCAATCTTCGCTTCAATTTCCCTGCCAGTGTTAGTCGTGTCACCGAACACCTTGTAAATGCCAGCTTCTTCATCAAGCACCGTAGGAATACAAACTTCCTTATATTCTCCGTTTTTCTGGAAATCGAACAACTTCCAACGTACAATACCGAAATGCTGATTGATTTCCTCAACAAGTAACTTATTCTTTCGTTTTGAAACTTCTTTGAGCTGATAAAGAATCCTCTCGGCATCTGCCTTTGCTTGTCCATACTCGTTCTGTTTATGTTGCATATCTGCAATCTTGTCATCAATTTGAACATTGTTTTCAGCCTGTGCAATAATCTTATTTACTTCATCAAGCTGGCTCTGCAGATCTGCTTTCTCGACTTTCAAATCAGTAACAATCTTGTCCGCACCATCAGATTCCAGCTTTTCAATATCGGCGAGAACCTTGTCACGCTCTGCTTTCAGTTTCACATAATCTTCATTCTGCGTGTAATCAGCTTCGCTCGGGATCTCGGATAACTGCTTCGAAAGTTCTTCTTTCTTTGCAATGGCATCCTGTTCCTGTTTCTTTAAAGCGTCAATTTCTGTATTCAGATCAGCATTTTTCTTTGTAAGTTCGGTAATAAGTTCTTTCTTCTCGGTGCCAATAGTATTCAACCGATTCAGTTCAACCTTTTTGTCAGTGTCAAACTTAAATCTTTTTGCTTTCAGTTTTTCTTCCGCATCCGCCTTGGCTTTTTCTTTCCGGCTTTCAAAATCAGCCTTTAACTGCTCGATTTTATCTTCTGGCAACTTCTGACCGCACAGTGAACAAACAGTGCTATTTTCATCAAATACCCACTTGGATTCGTCAAACAGGTAAGGCGCTTCATCAAATGCCTTGGCATATTCTGCATTGTACTTTTCTCCAATTTTCTTCCGTTCTGCATCCGCATCTGTGATAGCCTTTTCATTACCGACAATCTGATTTTCTTTCAAAGAAATCGTCTGCTCCAGATGTTTTAATTCATCTTCGCAACCGCACAGATCAGCATCAATTTCGTATCTACGATTGGATAATTCGCGGTTCATCGTCTGTGTAATTCCGGATATATCAAGTTGTAACCGCATTTCCTTATCGCGCAATTCGTCAAGCGAATGATCGGCACCGGCAATCTTCTTATCGCATTCAGCGATTCTTCTTGTCAGATCAGCCTTGGCAAGTTCCTGCTCTGCCACATCTACATCAACTTTTGCTTTCTCCAGACCGATAATCTGATTAGGAATCGCATCTAACTGTTCAACTGCTTTCTTCTTGGAAGCGTTATTCATGGCTTCAATTTCCTCGAATTTATAAGATTCAAGTAGTTTTGCAACATCGGCAGTTTCTTTATCCATTTGTGCAATCTCTAAATCTGTTTTTTCGCTTGCCATAGTGAATAAATATTTGCGCATTTCATCCTGTTTTTTCTTTAACGACAAATCCTTAGTGAACACATTCGGGTGCGAACAAATGAGGAATTTATCAAACTCAAACCCTAATTCTTCCAGATATGCCTTAAAATCACGTTCTGTCTTAGGCACAGAATTGATCTCATATGTATTTGTGATAGTAACTTTCGAAACTCCATTTTTATCCGGCTTTCCAACTTTTCGCTTCTGCATCTTGGAAAGAGTAATCTCTTTTCCGTCCACATCAACATCTGCAGTAACGGTTGGAATGCAATCTTCTATATTGTCCGGTCTGATATTTGGATTGCTGACAAGTTCATAGTTCTTATCATACGTCAGCCAGTACCATGCCGCCCCGATTGTGGTCTTTCCTCTCCGGTTCATGCCGGAAACCCTTGTTGTCTTGCCAAATTCGTATGTCTTATCCTTTACCCCCTTGAAATTTTCAAGTCGCAACGATTTCAAAATCATTCGCATTATTCTACACCCCCACGATTCCTTTTATTGATAACTCATATGTAACTTTTTCCACAACGCGACCATCTTTACACGTTTTCTTATATCTCCGGCTCTGCAATCTTCCGTATGTGCTTACCCTATCGCCTAAAGCAAGTGAGTCCGTATACTCTGCACCCTTTCCCCATGCAATACAAGTAATCAAATCCTCTTTCCCATTCTCTCTTAAAGTTTTGAGTTTCACATCACAGATTTTACGACCAAGCGGTGTTTCTCTAAGCTTCTTTTCCTCGATAATTCCATCAAGGCTTACTTCATTCAAAGGACTATCATCTTTGGGTTTAATTGTATCAGCCATAACATACATAAGAATGGCTTCTCCAGATCCGGTTTTTACGTTCCGGGTAATTATCTTCCCACTGACATATACCGTTCCGCTGATTTCTGTATCGCTGATTTCTTTGTCGAACAGTACCGGAAGTATATCTGCAACACCGCTTCTTCTTTCAACTCCGATGAAAAATTTATAAAAAATCTTACCGTTTGATTTATGGCTTTCCCTTGGTGCTGATACAACATCACCGATCAATGTTATTCTGTTCTCCATTGCTTCTCCTTTCCATTTCTCTGTCAAGAACCTTTTCAAAATTATCTTTATCATTCTGCTTCTTTCGTTTCCCTGCCAAAAGTTCAGCAAGCATACGCTTTTCTTCCGTGGAACATCTCGTGCCACTTATATACACAACGCCTACCATGCATCCTCTCTCATTCTGCGTTTTCTCTTAATTTGCTTGTCAAGTTCGGCTCTCTTCCGGTCTACTTCCGACCAGTAATACATGATTGCCGCAATTACCGCACCGGCTACAAATTTAATGGCCGACACATCCCCGACTGCGCCTTCACTATCCATATAACACGCGGCAACTAAGGAATATTCCATTGCAACCGCACCTATGATGAATTGGATTACTTTTTTCATTCATGCTCCTTTCAGAAATTTGTTCACAAAGTAAACCTGTCCTTTTCCGGTAACTTTCGTTGTCTTTGTGATTCTTACTGAACCGTCCGGATTCTGAATGTTGCTTTCCTTAACCTCGAACAATCCCTGTTCCACATATCTCTGTTTTGGCATGTTCCTAGAAGTACCGCTTTTAATAAGGAAGTTATTCTCTCGCAACCACTCAAACAACCGCTTCTGTCCTATCTGCACACCGTTCTGACAAATCAGCTTTGCCAAATCCCCAATAAGGATTGATGTATGGCTTGCTGATACTGCATCAGCGAAAATCTCTTTAGGTATCATTCCTTGTATACGCGAGTCCTGCATGGCAATAATGTTGTTCTTTTCGTCAATCTTTCGTTGTGCCACCATAAGTGCCTTGGAAAGCAACTCTTCATCAGATAAGGTTTCCTGCCCTGCTATGTAACCGCCATTCTTACGGATTGACGGAAGGACTTCATGCGTAATCCACCTTTTGAAATCCTTGGCTTCTCTTTTTCTGCTTGCAAGCACCAATGAGTAAAGACCGTATTCGTTTACACAGTTTGTCTCTCCACCAGATAACCCTAAATTGAATTTAGCCTTTTCATCATCATCAATTCTTTGCATAGCCATTGTTGGGTTTGACAAATCTAACGACCTGCATATGTCGCTTGCGACAAACCAAGGCTCATTATCTTTTGTAATTGTCCGAATCTCTCCAAACTCTTCCGAATTAAAAATTTGTAATTCGTTCATAGCTCTCCTTTCTGTGATATAATTCCCTTATCATCAAATAAGGGAGGTGATACAATTTGAAATACTTTTTGTTTTGCGATTTTTCTACAATATCCTGCGACCGAGAAAAGATGGCAGAGATATTAACTGAAAACGATATAACGTTCGCAAATATCAATAATTTTTGTTGGGAACTAAAAGTTCCGGATAAGTTTGGAATTCCAATCTGCGACACGACCGCAGAATCTATTCACTGTCTGTTTTATCAGTACACTCACAAGAACTCTCTTCTTCTTGTGGTAAAAGCAAATGAATATTTTCCAAACGGAGATTAGGATATAATCTCTTTGTTTCTTCATATACGGTTTTGGTTTTCAGCCATTTCCGCATATGAAGAACCTGTTCCATGACGTCCATATCGTGAATATCCACTTTGTTCAGAATCTTCTGCAATTCCTTTTCCATTCCATTAAAATAAGAAACCGGAACAACAACCAAATCATTCACGGATTTAATTTCTTTCATGTCCTCACTCGCTTCCTTTCTTTTATAATCCAATTTAATTGGATGTATCTGGCACAAAAATAAAATCCATTGGAATACCAGATAATTTGCTCATGGTTTTCAACTGTGATAAGCTAGGCTCTGTTTTGCCCTTTTCCCAATTGACAACGGTTGCATTAGATACACCAAGCATTTCAGCCCATTCCTTTTGTGTCATTTTCGCATTTACGCGAACTGCTTCTAATGAAATTCTAGGCATCTTTTTCTCTCCTTTCATATTTGATGGTTTAATCATAATCCAATTATTTTGGATTGTCAACACTAAAATTCAAATTTATTGGATTTAATATTGAATTTTTTATTTTATTGGTTTATAATACAGTTAGAAAGGAGGGCAGAAGAAATGGATAACGAAAATCAATTTAACGAAATGGATATAGACGATATCCAAAAAGAAGTGTTTGCTGAAAATTTAAGATACTATATTGAATTAAATCAAAAACAGCAAATAGATGTTGCAAAAGACTTAGGTATTAACCCAACAACTTTAAGTATGTGGTGTACCGGTAAATCATTTCCAAGGTCAGGAAAGCTTCAGGCGTTGGCTGATTATTTCAAAATCGGAAAAACAGATTTAATAGACCCGCGCATTAATAAACCTGTTGACGAAGAATTTTCAAGTGTTGCATTAAATATTGGAATGAATGATGAACGTTTCAAAAAAATTATTATTGAATATAGCAGATTGCCGGTAAGCAAAAAAGAATTGTTATGTGAATTTTTCGAAAAATTTATATTCTAAAAGAAAAGGCAGGGTTCAACGCCCTGCTTTTTCTTCTTTTAACCCAGCTTTTACAAATTCATGCAAAATTCGTAAAATCTTATAATCTTCAATTTCTTTTATCATAGTTATAATTTCTTCTTTGTAAGTCTCTTTTGTTTTTACTTCTCCCACCATAAAAACCTCCAATCATAAACTATTATGTACCAACAAAGCAATTATAGAACGTGTGTTCGGCATAGTCAATCCCCAATTATGGGCGGAGCCATGCCAAACCCCACCCATGCCAGAACTTGAAGTGTCCTTTCGGACAAGTCCATAGTATCACTGTAATATGCATGATTTCAACATTTTTCGGTCGCAAGTTTCGACAGGAAATGTCATTGCAGAGAAGCAGAAAGCTGTTTCTCGATCTCTTCTTGCACTTTTGCACGCCAACGCGCCGGCACTTCATCAATCGTCATTTTCTTGTCAATCAGAATACGTCTTACATAAAATTTAACCATATCCTACACCTCACTTTCTGCGGCAATGCTTGCCAGTTCTTGGATTGCTTCTGCGTTTGCTTCATGCCCTGCTTTCAATTCGTCAATCGCTTTTTCCATTTCCGTCTTGGTTCTCAAGCTGACCGTTACGGTGTATGTACCGTCTTCTGCTCCGTCCTCTCCCACGTTCGGCATATATGTAAACCCATCGGATTTCAGATCGGTGTACTTGCCGGATATTTCGCCATTATGTGTAAATGTCACTTCTGCAAGTTTGTCTGCAGTAAAAGCATCCGTAATCGTTTTAATGGCTTCAAAGTTCTCGGCTTTGATCTGGATGTTTCCAAGGCTTGCACCATCGGCAATTTCAAAGCTGGTCTGATCTTTTAAAATAATTTTATCCATATTATTTTTTCCTTTCTATGATAAAAAATGGTTAATAAGTTGCGTTCGAATATTTGTTCGATATATTTTCTTAAACGGCAGTTTAGAGATGCAAGGAGAAAAGGGTTGTACACTGGTGAATGCAACTGGTAGTGCATCATATATCCGTAATGGGTTCATGGCACAGGTGATAATGGAAATAACACCAACCAAACTAAAAAATGGTGCAATCCTTTTGAAAGGATTGCCAAGACCACAAAACTTTATATATATGACGCTACCAGCAATTAACGGCAACAACATACCATGTGTTATAAATGCTAATGGAGAACTTTCAATATATTACCAAGATGGCGGTAACAGTATTTCGAGAATAGACCATATCTTTTGTTATATGTGTATCTGATAAGGCTAATAAAGTTGCACTAAATATCATGAAATAATATTCCAATTCCCCCAAGTTCCTGTATCTTTAGTACGAACAGCTAATTTGCCATTGTATTGCTCAGCAATAGATACACCTATTTGAACCGCATAGCCACCACCTAGCTCAACAAATGGAATTGTTAAAAGTATCGTGTGGAAATTTGGAAACGGATTATTGGTAGAAGTATCATAATTGCTGTTCGGTGGCATACGTGCAATCCCAGGTTCAGCGTTGTTCGCATCTTTTGTTTCTTTAATCGCATAAAATACAGTATTTAAACTGCCGTTTAAATCACTTATCTGCTTTGCGAGCGATCCATCAATATTCGGGTTCGCCTGCCTTGCGTCCAACGCAAACCCTTCCACTGTCGTAATCTGGTTGTTTACGATACTTTCCGGTTGCAGTGCGCTTCCGATTTTATCCTTTAATGTATCCGCCAACTTTATGACGTTTTTCGCTTCATCTAATGTAATTGTGGTTCCATCCAAGTTAATGCTAAGCGTTCCACTCTCATCTACGCTCATGCTTTTTCCGTCCGGCTTTACAACTCCGGCATCCTCTGTTGTTGCAATCGCACTAGCACCGCCCACGATAGACTTCGACCAATATTCCGTATTTCTCGTTGCCGTTCCTGCTGGAACTTCCTTTTTTGCAAAATACAATGTGTTATTATAAGTTACTGCATCCAATCTCTTATATGTAGCATCTGCGCTCCAATCGCCCTTTGGCACAATCGCTACTCTTCCTGCTATAGCCATTCTAAGCCACCTCCCAATTCAAATTTCCGTCATTGTCAACGACAAAGTTATATGCCGCATTGTCCGTGTAAATCAACTCTCCATCCTCATCCACATCGAATTCTGTCATTGTGAGTTTCTTGTTAATCTCGTTTTCGATTCCTTGTGCCCTGTCTGCGCTGTCCTTGGCATCTGTGGCAGATTTTTCCGCCTTGGTTTCGGACTCTTTTGCGCTTTTGGCAGACGCTGTAGCTTTGGCAGATTCCACCTTAATATCCGCTAAGAAGTTCGGTTGTAACTTATCCTCTGTGATCGAACCGTTCTTAACGATAGCCTTAACCTTGCCACCCGTAATCTCGAATGCAATCGTATCAGAATCTAAGAACTCATACTCTGTAATCAAGGATGATAAATCCACGTTCTGCGCCGTGCCATCGTCAAGCGTAATTACTAATTGTTGTGTCTGCGGATTGTACTTGAAGTTGACCGCCAGCTTCTCCAACTTGGTATCAATTACCGCCTTGGAACCGTTCATCTTAACGACCGTCAGCGTTCCGTTGGATTCATCCCAAAGTATTTCCTTTACAAGTTCGTTAGCTTTGGTCAAGTCAACTTTCGTGGTGTCGAGTGCGCACACACGATCGTCGATTGCATCAATGCCGCCCTCTATGTTGTTCAGCCTATTTCGATTAATTGCGGTCTTTTCGCTTGGAAGGTTCTCCCAATATTCGCGGCTATAGATTTTCTGATATGCCATCTAATCACTTCCTTTCTAACACGGATAGTCTGCGTTCAAAATCGTTACACCTGTTCTGCAATTTCTGTATCATGGCAGTGTTTAAAGCGATAAACTCTTGGTAACACAATGTATACATATCATTTGCTCCACCATTCCGCTCTAAGAAATTTTTCCATTCCTCATTAGATTCAAAATCTTTTTCGGAGAATACCGCATGTTCCAATCCGTAAAACTCATTTTCAGATATGCCACAATCCGTCATTGCCTGTTCAACATCCTGTGCAACAAATCCAATGTGCATTTTTTCGTCATTTTCTATGAGCCGATATTCCATCGGTTGTAACAACTCAAAAAATCTCTCAAACCGATCATCCTCTAACAGTTTTCGAAAATCCTTTTTCTTTCTGCCATCAGACGTTGTTTTCCAACCACCGGAAGAATACCCTCCGGCAAATGGATTGGGGTTAGTTCCACAGTACACAGAACTAGAACTTGGGATTAAATTTCCGTTGTCTGAAATTCGTACATAATCGGATAGTCCAATACCTTGCAAATAATGCGCGGTTGATGCCATTATACACTGCCTTGCACTTTCTGCAGTTGTTGCAGAGTCTGCTGTTGTGGCATGATCCGCTGTGCTTGCATGATCCCCTATGGCTACTCCATCTTGATCTGTTACAGAGTTTAGGTCAATGCGTATGTTTTGAAGCATTGGTCTGCCTCTTGCATCGAGTCCAATAATTACAAGGTCATCTCCTTGTGACGTTGCAATAAAATTCAACGAATCAATAATTGACACTCGTCCATCCCCATCAAGTTGGAAGTTATTGCTGTTGACTATGAGTCTGTTTCCGCTAAGCGTAATCTGGTCGGCACTTGCATTAATCATCGAAACGACTTGGTCGTTTTCATCTCTTCCAAGTTTCAATTCCAATGATGCGTCTAATTGTCCCTCTGCTTTTTGTGCGCGGTTGACTTCTGCAGAAATGCTTTTTGCGGTCTGCTCAAACTTGGTATTTGTCTGTTCCTCTAAATCCTCATACGTGGATTGAAGATGGTCTGCGTTCCTCTCTAGCTTTCCGGTACGTCTTTCCACGCTTTCAATCGTGTCTCTGATAGAATTGACCTTTGCAGAGTGCGTCTGCGTTCCCTGTGCCGAGATTGAATCTCTCTTGCTTTGTACTCCGGTTAAAGTGCGTTGCAATAGATACGTTTCAACAATCTCTCTCGTGGTATTGAATCGGATTGGTTCCCCAAGTGTCAGACATGGATTTCCGACACAGGTGCAACTTTTAATCGGTGTGTATGCCGCCTGTGCCATAATAGGCAATAGGTTATTTGCAATCTGTTCCAGCTCCGCTCCGGTCTTGTCTGATACAAGAAAGTTTCCTGTAATCGAATAGTTGTTTCCGGCAGTTCCAACAATAGCACCGGCATTATCTTCACTTGTCTTAATTTCAAGCTGTGTGATTGCCTTGCTTTGAAAATCCTCGTAATCAAACGTGATATAGTGTCCGGTCATGGACTCTGTGTTTGCATCAGACGGAAACAAATTGTCAGACGGAAACAAATCTTCTGCCGGATAAAGTGCGCTTGTGATTGCTTTCAGAAAGATATACTCAAACTTGCCCTCTCGGTTGATATTTCCAAAGCATCCGTTAATCTCACAGATTGCCGTTACAACCGTTTTCCCACTGATAGCGGATTCTTCTGTGACTGCGCTTGAATCGTCCGTCTGTGTGGCTACAATCGTCTTATTGACCGTCATGGAATCATTGGCAAGGCTTGTTTCAACTTGCGCGATTCCAAGATACGCAAAAAAGCTATTACGGAACTGCTTAAGCGTCATTGGAAAGCTAAGTCCTGCATACCAAGATTTTACATCCGTATTGATAATGTCGTACATCGCGTCATATGCCGTAATCTGCCGTTTTGTACGTTCGGCCGTAGGAACATCGGATGTAACCTTAAAAACTCCGTATGGCATCGGATTTTTGCTATCTCCGTCAATCGTTTCTTCGATAGAGATTGTCTTTCCAATAATGTTTCCTGCGGTGTTTCGTGCCGTGAATTTTACGCAATTCGCTTCGCATGCTCCAAATTTTAATTCAGACTCCGAACAAAGACTTTCTTCTAGCGCAAACGTACCGATTTCAAGCATCGAATTGTCTATTTTCTGATTCGTTCCAACAACAGATATGACCATCTGTTTATCTGTCGCGGAATCCCAATACTTTTCTTTCAAACTACTATTTATCATATACACCGCCTATAAATGAAAATTTTATTGGGTCATACTTAATCTTCCCATGTGCCACAGAATAGAACGTAGGCTGAATATCAGCGATATATCCGTACTGTGTCACATATCCGCGTTTCTCCGGCACGTATGCCGTGATATAGCCACCACGCTCCTTTGCCTTGGTATAGTTCTTTTCAATATTCTTCCAAAAATCATCAAACTGCTTTTCGGTCAGCATGGCTTTGGTTTCAAACTCAACCTTTAAGGCTTTCAGTTCCACGGCATCACGATGCTCATATCCGTTTTCATCCGTCCAAGGGTCTTTGTCCTGCATATTTACATAGGAACTAAACGTGTCCTGCTTTATTAAATTGTTCGGTATGGTATAATTCCCAAACTTTACTAAATATCCGCCATATCCCATCGTTTACCTCCTAAAAATGGGTATAAAAATAGCACCTACCGTTTGGTAGATGCTATCCATTTGATTAAATTTTAAGCTACTACTGATTCCCATTCAGATTTCAGCTTTTCTACATCGTTTTCAAAAAGTTTGCAAGCGATTTCGTACAACTGAGGAATCATTCCCATTTCCCTGTCGATATAATCCATCTTGTTTCTTACTTTCGGTTTGAGTGTGCACCCTTCCATCCTTGATTTAAGGTTGCAGTGATATTTCCTTTCAAATTCTCCATAAAGCAATGAATAGCGTTCTTGATACTTTCCATCGGCACCGAAACGGACAATCTGCGTTATCCGCTGTCTCTTAGTTGCCAAGTCAATATCATCAACGAGTCCGATAATAACATCTTCCTTATGGATGATTTCTTTCTGCTGCCTTTTAATGGTTTCGTTCTGCTCTCTAACAGTTTTTAATGTCTGTGAGAATATCAGCTTAGTGTTTTCATCTGCATATGGCAGGTAAGTGGAAATAAATAATTCATCATTATTGACATACCCGCCTGTTTTACGGATTGTAGGAAGAACATCTGATGTTACCCATTTGCGAAACTTCCTGGCATTCGGTTTGTCACTCCGAAGAATAACCGCATATAAGCCGCTCTCTGTAATGAAATTTGTTTCTCCTGCACGCCCTAAGTCTAACTTAGTGCGTTCATCTTCATCTAACCTCTGCGCGACCATTGTAGGGTTACTCATTTCCAATGCCCTGCAAACATCAACAAGGCAAAACATCGGTTCATCATCTACCATGGTCATTCTAATCTGTCCGAATATTGGATTCTCAAATACCTCAATGCTGTTTTGAATCTTAAGCATAAGTTGTGATTTTTTCATTCGTGTCTACCTCCATACATTTTTATCTGAATAAAAAAGAGGAAACCGTTTGTGAAATCACATTAGTTTCCTCTTTCGTACAGTATGGCGTTCGAGTAAGTAATCCGCATCTTCACGGATAAGGTTGTTTCCTTAGTAATAAGGATAGACTATTTTTGATTTTGTGTCAATCAGCTTTTGAATTAAAATAAGCCGTGTTTCCACGGCTTAAGTGTCATTCATTTTTTAATCTTTACTGCAACCAAGTATATGTATAAGCAGAATTTACATATATTTTATAACTACTCGGGTAAATAGTGTCATAATTTGAATCGAATGGAAAATCAAACGAGAAATAATCGGTGTCTCCTTTGTTTTTGCATTCTGCATAATTATAATCATATCCTATTGCATTTCCAAACGCATCATACATTACACACGAAACTATAACAAAAGAAAAATCTTTTCCGGATTTGTTGATTGCGTCAACAGTAACATTATCAGCCCCAATATTTGATTTAATCTCTATCCCTTTAGCATCGCACACTGTGTTTGTTGCTTCATCAACGCTTATGGACATTTTATAGTCATCATATGCAACATCATTATAATCTGAATCTGTAGGGGCGCTGAAATACAAAGCACATTCTCTTCCAGATTCAAACGCACAATTGCTGTCGCTCTTGCTATCCAGCATTTTACCGTTTTTGTAGTATACAAGTTTTGCGTCCAAATTAACAGTCATTTTGTTATTATTCTTTAATATAACAACAACGCCGCATCCTGTGTCTTGGTATTCTATAGAAATATTTTTCTTTGCTTGGCTTGCATTAAAAGAAGAAACAACGGTAACTTTACATGAAAGACTTTTCTTTCCTATTTTCGCCTTTACATATGCCGTTCCTTCTCCAACCGCTAAAACTTTGCCTTTCTTAGTTACGGAAACAACATACTTATTTCCGCTACTCCACTTGACCTTTTTCTTTGTCCCGCTAACCTTTAGATTTGCCGTTTCTCCAACCTTCAGATTAAGAGTCTTTCTGCTTAATTTGATAGTTGCCGCCTGCGCAACAATCTGTTTCCCATCTGCATTTTGGATTGGCATAGCCGAAGTCAAAACGGCAAATGCCAACCCCATCGCTACTAATAATTTTTTTGTGCTTCTCATAATGACTCCTTTCTTGTGATATGATTTATTTAGAATTATATCACGTTCTATTATAGAAGTCACTAAAAAACATATACATT